CGCTACTGCTACTGCTATCGCTACTGCTGCTGCTGCTGCTGCTGCTGCTGCTGCTGCTGCTGCTGCAATTTACTCCTTCGTCACCGCAGGTTTTACCTGCAAACCAGTCCCCATTAGCGGACAAACATTCGCATTTATTTTTCTGCGAGCATGCGCCGTCTATGCAACATGCACCGCAACAAAACCCGTCCGTTGCAGCCAGACCCCCAGAGCCTATTAACAGCTGTCCGTTGTATGTGTAAAGCGGCATAACAACATATACGCTAGTTTAAAATTTAAATTTTACGGCGCCGTCAAAATTAAATTGGTATTGGATTGCAATACGTTCCAGGCGGGCAGCCCGGCGGGCATGGGTCCGCGCCGCAGTTTGCCGGAGGATCCGGATCGCTACTGGAGGACCCACCACCACCGCCGCCGCCTGTAGAGCACGCTGACGTGTTGAGCGTGATCGTAGCCGATAGTTGCGGCGAGCACGGGTCATCGTTATTAACGATAATGTGACCAGACCCGAAACTTCCCAGACTAATCGCGCCGCCGGCAACACGCGGATTTGTGGGCCAAATAATTTCTGCGTGTATTTCTTGATTTCCGTCGACGTCTTTGTCTGACACGATAAGTGTACACTCCGGGTCGGCATCGCAAACAGTTCTTGTAATTGTGGTTTTGCCCGCAATTAATTTGCCGCCGGGCGGGGGCACTGTTACAAACAAGTAAATTTCAAATTCGCACGGGTTACGCCCGTTCGGCACAGCCGACACTGGCAATATTCGAATATCGTTTATCGCAAAATTGTTACCGACAGAGTAGACCGTGTTAGCGTATCTAAATATGGGGCACGGTATTTTTGGAATCGGTATAACTAAATCGAGTTTAATATCAAATTGGCACGTGTCAGGTGTGTCGAAATCGCCTGGCGTAATAACCGGCGTTGTGTACAGTCGTGATTGATACGGACGTGGCTCGTCTTCGTATACAACGGCTACGCTAACTGGTTGCTCTGGGAATGTCGGGCATACTGGCCGCGGTATAGGTAGATTTAGGTCTAACGTAAAATCAAACTGGCACGTGTCCGGCGTATTGCATCCATTGCCCGGAATTTCTGTCGTAGTTACGGTTAGTTTGTTTTGCCCAGTAATGAAATTTGCGTAACCAATGTTTACATTTACCGGTTGTTGATAATTAATCACCGGGCAACGAGGCGCCGGAATTGGGATGTTTAAATCAAGGTCAAAATCAAACTGGCATGTGTCAGGCGTATTGCATCCGTCGCCCGGCACGTCTGTCGTAGTTACGGTTAGTTTATTTTGGCCAGTAACGCAATTTGCATAACCAGTTTTTACAGTTACGGTTTGCTCTGTGTTGATCACCGGGCAACGAGGCGCTGGAATCGGGATGTTTAAATCGAGGTCAAAATCAAACTGGCACGTGTCCGGCGTATTGCACCCATCGCCCAGGACTTCTACTGTAGTTACAGTCAACTTGTTTTGACCGGTAACGCAATTTGCATAACCAGTTTTTACAGTTACGGTTTGCTCGTTGTTAATTATTGGGCAACGAGGCGCCGGAATTGGGATGTTTAAATCAAGGTCTATGTCAAAAGAACACGTGTCGTCATTTTCGCAATCGCCCGCGGTTGCCGTGACCTCAAGTTTGTTTTTAGTAGTAAAGCAGCTTGATTTGTTGAATGCTGTCGTTACTGTTACTTTTGCCGGGTTGAACACAGGGCATGGTGGCGCTGGAATAGGAATATCCAGATCAAGCCCAATTAAAAATTCGCACCCAATTGTTTGCGTAACAACAATTCCTCCGCGAGCGCTTTCAGAGCTATTGCTACTGTCGCACCGCGTTTGTTGGCGCACAGAAACAGTTACGTTGCCGGGACTAATGTCTGGGCAAAACTCATCCGCCGGCGGTACAAATGGCGGGCAGGTTGGGAGGTCGCAGTCGTAGATCGGCGGGGGAGGCGGTGGGATCGTGCAGTCTGCAATAAATGTAAAATCAACTTTGCACGGAGAATTGATAATGCAGCTATTATCAAACAGCGCGACCGGGCACGACGATGATGAGGAGCTGGGCATGACGATTAGCAATTCTTCGAAATGACATTGTCTGATACGGTTATGTTTAGTGTGCTTAGTTCAGGGTCTGTCACTATTTGAATACCAGTACCGGGGATCAGGTTTACGTTAGGCCCCGGTAGCCCGTTAATCGATGTAATAACCTCATTGCAGGCCGGGCCGCCGCTTAAAAACTGACTGCGCGGGTCGCCGTTGTCGTCAACAGGCGGCAGCTCGTCGGCAAAAAATTTAAGCTCGCCATTATTTGCGCATAACTCGGCGGCGGCAGTGCCTGTCGTGTCAGCTCCAAGTAGCGGCGCTATTGTAATTGTGCGCAAATTGTCGTTTTGCATAATCTCACAGTTAAGTCCGGGAATAAATTTTATGTTGTCTTTTAGGCATTCTTGGTAACTAATGACTTCGCGGGGAGTAGAAGAAGAGCTGGAACTAGTCGCGCACGGCGGTATTACCTCGCGCGCGTAATTACCAATATTTATTGACCGTAAATATCCGTTAACCAACGACTGCACTCGGCGCGGTTCGACAACGCGCTCTGTATTGAATACAAGTGTAGTTCCGTTAATTATTTCAGCGTTGCGAATGTCGCCTGAAACTACGAAACCCTCCCACGCTGGTTCCGTAGCGCAGAACGTGGTGTCGAGTACCGGGTCGCTATCTACGTGCTCTGTTGTCCACTCTTCTGCGGTATTTGCGCGTGTGAACGTAAGCGGCTTGTCGGAGGCGCCGGGCGCGTTAGTCCGAAACTCAAATCGATAAACGTCAGCTATTTTTGTAACGCTGTGCAGGTATACAAAGTGCAAAGCGGTGTCAAACCCGCTGTCTATGCCCATGATAAAACCACAGTCCACGATAAGCCCTGTAGGCAATACCGCAGCGGCGTACGTCTTTTTATGGACGAACGGAAATTGGCGGTATTCGTTATCGTTATAGAATCCGTCGCGCGGCATTAAAACACCTTAGAGCCGACAGCAGCTATCTTTAACGTGTTATTTTCAGGATAAACTCTGAGTATAGCGGCTGTCTTAGCCGTACTTATGCCCGGAGCGTTAGTTGCAACAGTTATTGTAAAATTGCCATATTTATCAGGCTCGCAGCCGTTAATGGTCTTTAAAAAGGTTTTTGGCGTAAAGTCTCCGACGGGGTTTCCGGCGTCGTCTAGGCATTGAATTCGTTTAAAAAGCGGCTCGCCTACGATATCTACCCGAACCGTATTGTCGGCCTCTGCTCTTAAAACCACGCCCTTTTCACCCACCAGCCACGCATCCCCCGTTAAAAGCTCGCCAGACGGCCCTAGAAGGCCGCGAACGCCCGGTTCTTGCGCGGGGATGACTGCGGACGCCACCAGCTCTGTGGCGGCCTGCGTGAAGGTGTGCACGCCTAGAGGCCACCCGCTCAGCAGGTTCAGGCCTTCCGTCAGGCCGATTATTACCCCGGCGGGCCGTCCGTATTTGTCTATTAGCGGTAAGGTCGTGAAATCGCCGCTGGCGAGCTCTAGCGGGGCATACGTCGCCAAGCAGGTGTTTTGCCGGGCGCTGTCGGTGAACCTAATTGTCACTAAGTTATTATTCATCTCTATACTGGAGATAAATACACCGACCGCGCCGTTAATTGTGTACACACTGACGTCCACAAAACAGTCTTTTGGGATATAAAAGCCATCTCGTGACTTTAACGTGGCGCTGTCGTTAAACGGGTACCGCGAGTCGCTCTGCTCATTGCGAAACTCCGGGAATACAATTCTGGCGCTCATTTAAGCCCCTGCACTTGAACTGGATGTTTCGCACTGATCCACGCCCTCCCGCGGCGTCTCGTACGGGCGTTTGCCGCAAATCTCAGGCAGGTCAATATCGAGATACAGGCCAAAACCGCCGCAGTCAGCAAACGGAACAACCGTTAAATCTGCGGTGCCCGACAGAATATTTATGTTACCGTCGCAATCTGGGGTTATGCCGTTTATGGATTCAATAGGGGTCTGCGGGCAGGTGCCGCTTTCCGGGCGCTGTGAGCATGGCCCTAAAAAGAATTTAAGGGGGTTGTAACCTATAAGGCCGACAGTGGCGTCTAAACCAAAAACTAGCGCTTGTGTTGTTTTGCCGTTTACTTGAATTTCGCGCAATTCTGTTACGAGTGGGGCGGCAGTCACAATGTTTACTAATCCGGCAAGACTAGTGCCTACCCCGTATTTTCCGATAGACGTTACAGGAAGCGCCGAATAAGCGCGGGCGTTATTTTCAAGCAATAATGTCTGACGCGGCGAAGAATAGCGCGCGGTAAAATTCTCACTCACTCCGTCTCCAAATACGCACCAACCAGCAACGCCCGGTACTAGTGCTTGTACAGCGTAATTTTTATTAAGCTGCAACGGCTTGGGCGCGCTAATTGCGGCGATAGGTGTGCTCGTTGTTGCGTTTTCATCGTCAGCGGCGCCAATCACGACCGTGACGATTCCAGCAGAGACCGTAACGGCCTGCACAAAAGCTACTGGTCCGTATGTTTTTGGATAACGAATGTTGCAATCAACAAGGATGCTGTCGCGTATGCTGTTTCCGGCGTCGTCAATGCCCGTACTTCGATCGTTAAGCGGATAGCGCCGCCCGGCCTGCAAGTCATACCAGTTTTGATTACGGACAGGCATTTAAATACTGCTGCTTGAGGAAGCGGTGGTAGGGCCGCAAGTTATTGACGGTATTACCGTTGAGCCGTCGTCGCCGCAGTACAGAGATTTTACTATAATGAACTCTGCTGTGTCAGTTCCATCGCAACCGGCAATTATGTTTTCTACGGCGCCGTTCTCTTGTGTTATTTGTCCCGTTACAACTAGTTGCAAATCTGTAGGCGCAGATTGATTAAAACGTAAACGGAACTGAACTTCAGCGGAATTGCCGATGTCTACTTTACCGATAGCGGCCTGAAATACAGGCCAAGAACCGCCAAGTGTTGCAAGGCCGCGGCGAGCATTTGATGTCGTTATAGACGTAAAGCCGCACACTGTTTCTGCCGTGTTGCCGTTACTCGTCGCAAACGACATAGACAACGTTACTGCTGGCGCGCATGCCGAGCATTTATTGCAGTACTGCACAAGCACGTCGATATACGGGCATCGTTGCGGTGTCATGCACGCGTGCAGCGGTTTTTGAAGTCGGCATTCTTGTTGCCGTATCCAGCGATCTATGTTATCGCTGTGCTTTTCCACAACGCTGGACTCTTCACCGCGGACGATGCGACCAATAACGCGATACCTGTCGGCTTCGCTATTCATGTACAGCCCAAGGTTGACGTAGTCGTCACATGTGCAGCATGCCGGGCAGTTGCTGTTAATTTGCCACACTGGAGTGTTTGCGCCGGTCGGGCATACGCATCCAGCACGGGCTGTTGACGAAGATGCGCCATTAACAGTCAAAGCCGTACCCACGAGCGTCGTGGGACGATTAAGCCACAAGCAGTCTGAGGAGCCTAGTAAGATATTCGGCCCGGTTAAGCCATTTATTTCGTAGATGGGCGGTGTCGTTGTGTCACAGTCTGTGTATTTTCCTTTTCCGGACCCAGCGGCGGCGTTTAACGTAACTTGTCGTGTAGCGCGCACACCGCGAGTTTGTTGCTCGGAAACTGTGAGTGTCGTGTTATAGCCGTATTCAAAATCAATTTCGCCGGCTAATTTTATGGCTGCCGCGGAACCTAGTGCCGCTGTTTTGCCGTTTGACACATAAATAGCGTTCACGCGCTTTGGCATTTTGTAGATAGCGCGCTCGTCAATGGTGCCGTTGTTTGGTGTTATGTGTGTGGTGTAATTGCGCGCAACATCCTCGTCGTTGCCCAGCTCTGCCGCCACGGGCCATGTTTTGTAGGCGACGAGGCGGCAAACAGACGAGCCGGAAATCCATTCGTAGATGCGATAGTCGTAAGTGTTCGACGGAGACGCGCCGGCGTGACGAGCGCCCCAGTCCCACGCATCAAATGAAACGTCGGCTGACGCAATAGACGAAAAGACAACGTTATTGTTTGCGTCGGTCACGACAATGTCGGCAGCGTGGGTAGGCGCGTACGCCCCGGCTGATGGCACGCACCCTAACCCATATAGCCAAGAAATTTTTAGTGGGTGACTTATTGCCTCGGCTAAATCTTCGTAGGCCAGATAAAAGTCAGCGATAAGATAACGAATATCTTCAGACGGATTTACAAACGGATAATGCAATCCGCTCTGCGGTTGGTTAACACCAATGCCGCGACGCCCGGCCGAAGAATACTCGAATGCGGAGCACGTCATTTTTTACCCCGCGGGATCGGGGCATGTTTCGCAACCGGCGTCGCCCAACCGACTGCCAATCACTACCAAGCTCATTTGCGTAACTTCAGAACTGAGCTTGGTTACAAAATTCTCGAGCGTGGCTACGCCGTCACTAAAGCGATCTATTTGCGTTTTTAGCGCGTCCAACTCTGCGCATCCACAGCATGGCGATGCGCACGTGTCTATTAAGTTAATACCGTTATCACTTGCGTTAACAGAAATACAATCTGAACCAGCAATATTAAAATTGCCGTCATCTGAGCAAACACCATTAATGCAGCGGATGCATTCGCCGGTATTGTTTACTGAGCATTCGCACTCTGTGTTTAAATTTTCGCCAGAGATAGCGTTGAAAACTATTTTGGCTGTTGTGGTGCTTGTAGCCGGCTTGACTATGATCTGCATATTTGTGCCGGCAACAAACTCGACGTCCCCGTACAGCGTGGGGCTAATTTCATTAAGGCTCACGACACGAATACCGGACACGCCGCGAATCATTGGGCGTATAACGTCTGTCTCGAGCTCTCCGTCCGCGATTGCAAACTCGTACAAGCCCTGCGGCAATGCGGTTACGTCGTCAAGGCGCCCGATAACGACATGCCCGATAGAGTCAGCAAAATCAGCTATCCCGCCAACAGCGTACGTTGTATTTGGCGTATGCGTAACAATCGGTATATTAGCGCTTCCAGCTAAAACAGCCGTGCCGTTGTCGTTGTATGCAATGCTGATCGTGTACCCGACCGGCGACAGTAGAATGTTTTTGATGTAAAACTGATCTACTTGAACAGCTAACCCGGCGTGCACAGGAAAATACAGCGCTAAAATAAAGCCGTCCGGTACCCGAATTGTTCCGGTGACGTCCGTCTTAGTGGCGCGCTCTGTGAACGGGTACGAGCGCTGCGAGTTGTGGTTAAGCCACTGTAAATTCCAATTTCCGATAGGCATAGCAATTCACCATTTCTACGAGCCGGATATGGTGATAATACCTGCCAGCCGCAGTAGCCCGACCTCAGACGTGTAAGTGTCCGTTGCTGTTCGTCGGAGCGTTACGAGTACTGTATCGCCCTGCGCAACATTAAACTCTGCCGTCTGCACTTCAATTGCGTTATCTGCGTTCACCGCAACTGCAGACGCAAAAGTTAGCGGAGTAGTGTTGTCCGTAAGTATTAGCGGCTCTTGAGTAGTGCCGGCAGGTCGCGGCAGGATGCGATATTTAACTTCTAAGGCAGGCAACGTTCCTGCGCCGCGCCCAAAAAGCTGCGCCGAAATTTTCATTACTGGCGCGTTACTTAGCCCTGTGTTCGGTACGTTAAACCGCACACGCACAGACGACTCCTGCGATTCAGGAAAACCAAGATAGGGGATATCGCGGTACAGTCGTTCAACAACGTCGCTAAGGCGGATAATTTGAGGAGATATCTCGCGGTCAATTGCCGAGTCGTTAAACGACAAGCGCACGATACCTTGCTGCACGGTGACTGGTGTCGCCGGCAGCAAACCAAATGATGCTTTTTCAGCTGTTGTAAGTTCGCGCGTGTTTGTGCCATTTAATACAACTACGTCATTATCGCTAAATACGCCTTCTGTTAACCAACCAGTTCGAAACGTATTGCCGTTGTCAATTTGTTTGAGCGCTTTGCCGCCGTTTACGTCAGGCGTGCCGACAAGGAAGTCTAGATCAAGCGACAATTCAAGGTCACCGGTGCGGGCTGTTGCGCCGTCACAATTTGTGATCTTTATTGGGCTAGTGTCTGCGGCATGCAAGCTGGTAACAACACTACGGTCGTTACCAAACGTCATGCGTAAGAAAGCCACGATTACGCGCATACGTTCTTCGCGGGGGCACTCCGGGCCAGCAAGTGACGAGCTTGAGCTTGCCGGCGTAGCTGTCCACGGCACGTCTCCGGGGCAGTCGCTCATCCACCAAATACCGTTAGCGTCGCAGACTGCGAGCCCTGATGCGCCAAGCGGAATCTCAAAAGCGCCAGTTAGATCTTCGCCTTTATCCCAAAGAACGGCTACGGCAGATATAGGCGTCGGTGGCCAGACGCGTGAAATGGCCGGATGCCCCTTCAGGTTGTACCCGAACACCGCGCCCGCAGGCGCCTTACCGTTAAAGCTTGCGTGACTGGCAGGCAACCAACCCGGCGTAATTGTTAAATCTGTTGCCGGATTAACTGTGATAGCGTAATGGCCGTTAGTAAGCGCGGCGACGCCAATAACTGCTGGCGTCAGCTCGAACCGATAGTGAATGTGGTCCTCGAGAAAGTCGCGAACCTGCGGCATCACCACGACCCACGGGTCAGCAGCGCAGTTCTCTTTAGCGCCTTGCACGTAGCAGACCGACACCGTGGCAGGTGGCCGTTGTTTTGTTAATTTACCCGGTTGCTCAGAAGACAAATAATATCTTCCAGCTTCTACTGTGCCGGTAATCGCGTTTGTGATGTTTGGCATCTTTACGATGCCGCGCAAAACTACGTCGCCCAGTGTGTTGGCTTTCTTTTTGTGCAACAATCCAAGGCAGTCAGATGAAGCTTGCACAACTAACGTCTGCGTCACCTCGTCGTTTTCAACCGCGGCGAGGGCGCGCTCATATCGCTGTGTCTGGTAATTCCAGAATACCGGCTGCCCTTCAAGTACGTCGGGGGCGATTGTGGCGTCAGCATCAAACAACGCCTGCCCAAGGGCGGCGGCGTCGAGCCGATCCTTCAAATAATTTGTTCTTGACTCAAGCGCTGTGTCGGGCCTGCCGGCAATATTTGCTTGTACCGGCTCGCCTGCGACAATGTGCCGAATGTTGTAAAGCCACTTATTGGACATCCTTGTCCTCCGGGGCGCTTAAAAGTTATTCAAAAGAGATGTCCCAAGTAATGCCGATCTGCGAAGAGGCTTCTTTGCTTGTCTGATCGCCGATATCAAAGTTTGTACGCGCAAAAATAACGTCGTGTGCTTTATCGTCAAAGCGCGGCATAGCCACTAGCGCGGCCGAGTAAACCTTGCTATTGGTTGTGTGGCTAAATGGGCACTCCTCGCCGTTGTTAACGCCAACTGCGCCGGATGTTTGCGCAAAAAACGTTAACTGATTTCCCTGCAGTGCGGACGTAAGTGCCGACGCTCCCTCGCTTCCAGCGGCGACACCAAGGGCCGGCTCTAGGCGCAGCGGGACGCGTAGGTAGTCTTTTGGCGCCGTTAGCTCTGAGTAGTAGTCAATGCCGAGTACGCGGCTAAAAGACGGGACGGCGATCGGGGCAGCTGGGTTTTCAAGGTTCTCATACTCGAAGTACATGCCCGATATGAAGTACTGATCTCGATCGGGCTGGTAACGATACCCCAGCTGTTTTGCGGCAATGTAACCCCAGCTAACTTGAATTTGATTAGGCTTAGAGATAATTGGCGTCCGGATGCCGGTTTTTTCGTCAATCCGCCAAAGCGTGACTTTACCGCGAACGTTAAATACGGATTCTGCTGGCATGTTTTTACCTCTCTGCCGCTTATTATACGCAATTTGGCCCGCCTGCCCGAATTTCTGAAGCTGTTTTATGCGGGCGCGTGACTAGGCCGCTAATAGCTTATCAAAGCGGTGTTTTAACGGGTAGTGCTGCAATGGCGGTTGTTTTTCATGCGCTGCTACTGCTACTGCCGAATCCTGGCAGGGTAATAATATTTGGCGTATGCACGGTATGTCCGCAAAATCCGGGAGAGTCGCCGGCAGCCATAAACTGCGCACCAGTAACGGGCGCAGGATCTGCCTCTGGTGTGCCGATTAACTCAAAGCCGATATCTACCAACGCTTGAAGTGTTAAACGCGATAAAACCATGCTTCCCGGGTTCTGCAGAATGGCGCCGACCATGAGCTCGTTTTGTACGCCATAAAAACTTACAGCTAAGTTCGGATCTGTTTCACCCGGAGCGGCCGGCCGGTAACTATTTTCCCAGTGGCCGGAGGCTGTGCCGCTACCGCCGGTGTTCTCGAGCGGTGTGTAATATCGCGTAAGCGTTGTGATGCCGTTGTACGCTGTTTGTGTGTTTGTGTAGACGCTGCCGTTTAACGCAAAATTTGCTGCAGACCACAGGGAGCCAATACCCAGCGCGTGGCCGAGCTCGTGTGCAATCACTGTTTGCCAGAATGTTGCGGACTCAACAAATGCTTCGTTAATCGTCAGGTCAAAATATGTCGGAACGTATGTGTCTGGCCCGCCGGTTGAAAAATCAAGCACATCAGTAAGCGAGCACGACGCAATTGTGTCACTTGCCGGGTTGTTAAAGTATGTAATGCTATTTAACGCAATGCCAGCCCATACGGTATTTGCTGAATAGTAGTTTACGATAGTCGCGTATTTTTGAGCGTTTATCTGCAGCTTACTGGACCAACGCGCGTTCGCAACGTTTAAATACGCCTTATACGGCTCCGCGACCGCGGCCCACGAGGTAGCATCAAATAGATTTTGCGCGGTTTGGCTGCTGTTTAACGAGCTTGACGATATACCGCTACTACTAGAGCTGCTGCTACTAATACTGCTGCTACTAGAAATGCAATCTGGATAAAAGTAAAAATCGATAACTGTGTTGTTGTTACCGGTATCTGAGTAAATAATTGTTGAATTATCGGGCGCAAGTAACGTTACCGTTATAACAATATTATCGCAATTTAATGACTCAGGCCCTTCGCTGCTAATTCCAAATACGTACGCCACACTCGGCGGCCGCGTGCCGGGGGCGGAGAAAGGCGATAATCCTGCCGGTAATACAATATTTGCGCTGCCCGTTAATTTTGGATTAGACGGCGTGCTGTCGCTTGCCTCGCTCAGTGTCATCGTTCCGACAAGCGTGTCTTGCGCAGATATCGTAATTGGCCATGTTGAATTTGTACATGTGCCCTCCGTATTTACACTTACATTAAGCACATACGACTCCAGATCCGCTAATACCGCGCAACTGCTGGAGCTGCTGGAGCTGCTAGAGCTAGAGCTTGAGCTGTCGCTGCTGCTACTGCTGGAGCATATTTGCGCCGCGATAACTTGGTCGTTTGGTACGCATGTGTCAATGATTGGCGTGCCGCCGCGGCCAAGCGGGTCGCTGGCGCTCCAAACACGTAGCCACGCAATACCGACGTGGCAGCGATAGTTGCCTTCGGCGTCTTGCGACGCGCACCGAAGTTCTAAATCGTATTCGTTGTTGGCGTTTGGAGGAATGGTAGTCAAATTTAAGGCCATGTCAGCCGAGCGATCGCCGCCGCCGTGCTGGCCGCCGTTGTTTAAATCAGCAGTTCCAATAAATACGTTATTTACGTAAAAATCGAAAATAGCGGCGTTGCAGGAGTGGTTGCCGGGGCATGGACCTTCTGTGCCGCTGTACTTGATCGTGACTAGGTAATCCTCGTTTACTACACACGGCAACACCGGCAGGTCGATCGTGGGACAGGTAATCGGCACGCAGACTGGATCAGACTCGCAATCTGTTGTTGCGAATGCTTTAAAACAAATGTCACTGCCGACACTTGTTGCAATAATATCAACAACTGCATTGCTGCAATCAACGCAATCGCAATTAAAACGAAGCGGGTTAAACGTGTTATTATCCATGCAGCGTATTACGCTTATTTGATCGTCGGCCGTTAAAGAGCAGGCGTCAACTATAAGTTTATTTTGTAGTTGATCTGCCGCGGTAGGCCCGTCAGCGCTGTAAGCGTAATCCCAGTAACCCGCGTTTGTGTTCCCGCCTTTGTAAAAAGCTGCTTTAAACCATTCGTCGGCATTTGGAATAAAGTAATGCGCGCCAGCCTTACGAGTAATTAACGGAATGCGATCGCCGTCGCCGTTTAATACAAAACCATTTTTAGGTTCGCCCGGCGCGTATACGGGCAATAGCGTCAGGTCGTATGCGCCGTCATCTGTATATGTGCTGTTTAGATTTGTTACGCGATTGTGTAGCCAGTTGCAAAATCGTAGCGACATTTCTAAAGACATTATGGCGGGTAGTTCTTCGTAATCGGCCGAATTACCGCTTTGGCCGCCGCCCTGATGGCCAACCGCCGCTAGCGTATACGTGTAATTTCCGTTTACACCATTGCGCAGGATACCGGCGCATGCCCACGGATCTACACTATTCGGACACGACGCCGTGTACGCTAAATTATTCGCATCAGACGTAAAACATGTGTTTAAAAACTCTACATACTGACGCCGGGTAAGTTCAAATTTGTGCAGCTTGTATGTGTAGTTTACTTGACCGATAGTTCTTCCGACTGCGTACGGATAGGTACTACCCATTAAGTCCGTTGCGTCTCGCGTAGCTACCGTATGCGCTGAGTTTCCGCTATCCGCAACAGTCACGAAGCAGCCGTAAGCTAGCGGATCCGTTATAGACGCTAATCTAATTCCGCCAAAAGGGCCGTCTAGCTTAATATTTGTATCTGTCGGCGTTAGCAGCTCTGTCGCCGTGGCGTCTTTAACTGGCGGGTACGGCATAAATGTCGCCAGTGAGCCAAAACCTTGTCGCCCCTCAGACGGGTTTAGCGACAAAGCCGGCCCGTGTCCTAGTATGCAACTTTCTGTTAATTCTCTAGCATTATCTGCCATGTTGTAACAGCCGTAATATGTTTTAATGCCGGTTAATCCGACATTTGTATAGCCGGCATACGAGTAACTCCAATTGCCGTCTGCCGTCAACCAGTCGTACCGGTCTGATAGCGTTATATTTTTTGAGTACGTTCGGGTCATCACGGCGTTGAACCACGTGCCGCCGTCCACGCTATAGCGAATATTTTCATAGCAATTTTTATTTGCGCCAAACGTCACGCGGTAACTTGCGGTATTGTTGGTGTAGCACTCTAAAAGCGCCACAGACGCAATAACAGCTCTGGGCTCGCATTCATCAACAACGCATGATAAAGCTGGTAAGCCAGACGTGTTAGATACGCTTGACGCGCTACTTAATGAGCTAGAGCTGTTTACTGCGCTAGCGCTAGAGCTTGATACAAGGCTAGAGCTAGAGCTTGATACATCGCTGGAGCTTGATACAAGGCTAGAGCTAGAGCTTGATACGTCGCTGGAGCTTGATACAAGGCTAGAGCTAGAGCTTGATACGTCGCTGGAGCTTGATACAAGGCTAGAGCTTGATACAAGGCTAGAGCTTGATACAAGGCTAGAGCTGGAGCTTGATACAAGGCTGGAGCTTGATACAAGGCTAGAGCTAGACACCAAGCTAGAGCTGGAGCTTGATACAAGGCTGGAGCTGGATACCAGACTAGAGCTTGAAACCAAGCTGGAGCTTGAGCTTGATACAGCGCTGGAACCGCCGCTATGCCCAACGCATGTTTCATCGCCGTTGGGCGTCTGGCAAGTGCCGTTGATTACCCGAACGGTGACACCGCGGTCGTGCACCATAGAAACCAAAATGCTGTCACTTAAAGGTTCAACAGCCTTAAATTTTGTGGGCCATTCTGTGATGCTGTCAGGGCCTGCGATTTTGTCGCCCCGTGCGTCAAGACTGTATATGAAAAACAGCGCTGAATACGGCGGTACAAGTTGCCGCAGGTGTCGAATGTTGTACAAGCCGAGATTATTTTCACCCAACTCGGATACGCGAATAAGCACAATTGCAGCATTATTGCGTAACACATTTTCAACAAGGAACTGCAGCGGGTTGATAGTAGCTGGCAGGTTCGCTGCGGCGGGCTCATCAGGCGCGTTTGGCCGCTTATCCAGCAAGTGCGCAAGCGTACCTTTGCGGATGTTTGTCGGGTCGCAGGGATTCGATACCGCGTCCAGCCGCGACTCAATCCCGCGGGCATGCATCTCGTCAAAGAAGCGTTTTAAATCATGCTGAAAACCGCCGAGCCTAAACGATACGTATGTGTAGCCGCTTTCGTGATTAGCGTCCACAACCAGTGGCACGTCGATGTTTTCAAATATTAGGTCGCTGTAGTAGCAGTACGCAGTAAAACCGCGATCAAGCGCAAGCGCCTTAATCTCGTGCGGCACTTCAGCGCGATTTAACTCTACAAAACTAAAAGCGTTTGTTAAGCGGGCGCCGGCATGTACTGTGTCGCCAACGGAGACTATTGGCGTTGCGTCTGTCGCAAAACGATAAGCGTTTTTATCGGTAACAATGAGCAGGCCGCGGTTATCGCGCGTTATTAGCTCAACCACCTCAGTCGTTACCGCGAGCGGCACGTCAAGGATCGCGGATAGCGCGTCTTCTATAACCGCCGCAGTTGCACCGCCGCCGATGAGGCCGTTTGTTATAGCGTTAACTAATTTTTTAGCGTTTTCTGAACTTGGAAGGTTAATGTTTACCGCGTACGCAAATTGATTGAACAAATATTTGTAGTCGAACTTTGCTTTGAACACCCACAGCGTAATTTCTTCGTCTACAAGCGTGTCGCCGTCGTATATGGGTTTGCGCAGTACGGTTTCAATCTCAAACGGATTTACGTTGAAAAGTATTACCGCTTTAATGCCGTCAACAATAAAATCCATGCCGGCTGTCAGCGCTACACTAGGGAACAGTAACCGGTCGTAGATCTGTCCGCCCGTCACAAGTTCGCTATTTATTGAAAACGCAAAGAAATCGCGACTGGCGGCGCTGTTAAAGTTTATAGGTACTCCCGCGCCGTAATAAATTTCTGGCTCGTCGAACGTGTAGTAGTTTGCCGCGGCTGCGTTCATTTGGCTTTTACGCAAAATGAGCGGGTACCAGTTTTCTGTGTGAAACAGCGGCATGCTGTAACGGCTAAGCGCGGCCACAGTCTCGAGTAGATTTAACTGAGTCTGGGCAACAGTGCGCGCTACTGCTTGTCCGTATGACTTTAACTGGTCTTTAGCTTCGTACGTGCGCGACCAGAAACTGCCCAAAGAGCTGAGTAGTTTGTCTGTATCGTCTAAGTCAGATGTTGGATATTTAAAATTTTGCATTTGGTTTAGTCGCTAAAACCCGATGTTATATCCACCGCTATTTCGATATCCTCTTCAGCAGCGTAAAACACAGTGGTTCTGGAGCTAATCATATTTTCTGGGTCGTTCGGGATATCTATACGGGCGGGGTCGCGCAGGAATATGACCCGCCCGTCGGGACGAACTAAACGCCCAAAAATATCAATGTCTGTAACGGATTGCTGCCCGCTTAAATACTGATGCGCGGCGCTGCTGATCACAGACGCCGACAACTGGCCTGCAAACCCTACTTTGGCCACGGCCGCGGCGACCGCTTTTTTAATTGCGGCAAAATCCGGCAACGTGTCATTTGCGGCGCGCCTAATCTTGAACGCTATCGTTGTGAAGCAGGGAATAGCGGCCCGAACCAGCACGTCCGCAGCACGGCACCGTACGTCGCGACCAGATAGAAAATCTTGCAGCTCGCCGATAAGCGGTAAACCGGTTGTAGTCACCGCGTATACCTCGGTTTGGCCGGTGGTTACTGTGTTCGGCTGCACCATCGTGTCAATAAAATCTATTGTGAGCGTTTTGAATCGCGTGTATGCGCTTTCGCTAACCGAGGCAATATCCGGCTTGTAGTTCATGTCACGAAAGCTATAGCCGGGAACTGTGTTAACAATCTCGTAGCCGGTGCTGCTTTTGTCATTGATGCGCGCAACTCGTGTTATGGCGTAAAAGCCCGGCGCTGTTTTGTGGTTAACAAAAATACGCCAAACAGTCCCGGCCGTGTTGTCGCCAACAGTGACGGGCCGGACGTAATTGGCTGTAAGCAGGTGATCTACACGTTGAGAGGTGTCATTTGTTTGTACGTAGATATCTACGCGACCGCCGCCAGAAATAGGAAATAAGCCGCGCTGATCTCGTTTTTGCTCAGAGTCCCCGAACCCGACTACAGATACGTGCCTGATATTTTGAAATTCAGGTTGCGATTTTATTAGCGCTAAGAACGACTTCCTGCCGCCAATTGTTTTTGCGGCTAATCCTTCTGGCAGCCTAGCGATATATTCTGCGTTCGTGGGCGGGTCTGTGCCATCAGTAAAGTCAGACGCCGCGTAAATTGCTTTAACGTTACTGGGCGCAATGCTAGGAACAAACGCTGTACCGGTTGTAATGTTTCCCGAAATGCCGAGCGTTGTCGCGTAAACTGCAATTTTAAACGCGTAGGAGCCGTCGCCTACCGGCACCATTGATCGCGTTCCTTCTGCCGCGGTACTCTCGCCGGGCGGAACACCGATATATGTGCGCGCTGGTAAGAATGTTAAACCGTTGGCGGTGAACTGGATTAAACTACTGATCTGCGTATTTACGGCTTGGTTCACTACAACAACGGCCTCACCGACAGCTGCGGCCCCGGCCCCGCGCGATAAGTTGTAGTTGGACAGCACCTGATCTACTATCGTGTCGTCCGCCAGCGCTGGATTTTGTGTAATAGCTAGCAGGCTATTGCTTTGACGTACGCGCTCAATGTTTTCGCGCACGGCGGCGTTTAGCACGCTATTAAAGTACAGCACTAAGTCGTGAAATGCGCCGCGAGACAGCTCCACTTCTGGATGCCGCTCTTGCATAAGTTGCTTAAAAAATTCAAGCGTTTCAGTTACGCGCGCTGTGTCAAGCTCGTCAATGCTGGTTACTGTAAGTGCCATAATGTTAGCCAATGCTTTGGGGTAATGTTGATATAGGCAAAATTATATCGCGGGCTGTGCCTGCACGGCTTAATATTACCACACGGATATTTGCATATCCGGGCAAAAAAGCCACCGAAGATAACAATGCCACGCCAATACGCTCGTCGTCGGGCCATGTATCGTCTTCTTCCCGGCTTAAATTCGTGCGGGCTGTGAAGGAGGCAAAGCTAAATGCCGCTTGCACGTCCACCGACGATCGCAACCGCCCGGAGCGTACGTCGGCCATAAAATCAGTGCCTCGGGCGGGCAGCGCGGGCATTGAGCCCCGCTCTGTTAAAAACTCCAGCAACCAGCGCTGGGTCAGTTTTTGCACGCCAACCGCTATTTGCCCCGCCGCTTCTGCGGAAAACAAGGCAAATCCCAACTGACTGTCGCCAGTGGGTTTTACGTCGCGCAGCGCCAGGAAATCGTATTTGCGATTTGCGTAGTCGGCAATACTCATTTTATTACTCCGGAAGCTCAGCTTTATTCGCCTGAGACGGCTCCCTCGTTTAGCCGATTCTCAATATCGTTTTTTATCATTGAAAACACGCCTTCATTTGTTTTCCCGTGCCCGTCTAGCCGGCCGTGGGCCATAGCCGCACATCGTGTGCTAGACGCGTGCCGCAGCCTCCACGCGCGCTCCTCCACAGCCATAAAATCAATTTGTCGCTTGCACGCAATAAGGTCGCCTACTACGCCACTATTTTTTTGCTCTACCGCTACAACCTCGTCGGAGTACAGCCTGTTAAGCGCGTCCCGATTCCACACGGGCTCGTGCAGATTGGGCACATCGAGCAGATCTTTGGTTTTCATGTCTTCTGGCGTATGCCACGGCCGCAAGCCGCTCTGCGACTTAAACTGATCGCTTTGCTGCTGCGCTTTTTTTTCTAGCTCGGCAATGCGGGCTTTGAATTTATCTTCCAGCCTGCCTTTTGGTTTTCCGTGCGCCATTTAAAATCCTCGCTTATCTAGCATTTCTTGAATCTTTGCTGCGCGCTGACTTACCGCGCCGGGAGTAATATTTAACTTTTGCGCAATCTCTTGCACGCTGGCGCGGCTGCGTCCATTGCGCCCAAGTGCCATGTCCATGATCAGTTTATTAGGCGGGCTTAAGTCGCCGTATACAAAATCGGCCCACGCGTCCTGCTCTTTATTCTGCCCGGGTATTTTGCTGGCAACTCCGCCGCTATCTGCGTAATCGTCTGCTGTCTCAATCACAGTCGAGCCCTCGGCGATCGGTTTGTGGAACTGCCGAATTTTCTTTATCCTCCGCACCGATAAGCCGATATCGTCTGCGATTTCGTCGTCGCTGGGGTCACGACTAAGCCGATCACGCAGCGAGTTTTCTGCCTCTGTTAACTTTTGAAAATCTAGGCCGACTTGTTCTGGTATTCCTATAATGTTTTGTTCTTGCGCTGCTAGCCGGCGCAGACTTTGCATTTGCGATAACAAATGCGTTTTTACGTTTCCGCGAACCGGATCAAATGTTTGCAGCGCTTTAAGCGCCATCAACCGCGCCCGGCTGCGCATTGCTGGTGACGGGTTAGCTCCGGCATAGCTAGACACAGCCGTATCCACAATCGGTTGAATTTCAGCTAATATGTTTGTGTTTTGCTCAGGTGTTTGATTTTTAAACCAGTTAGCGTGCATGCTGCCAAAATCCACGCCAGCAGCAGGTGGCTTTTGCTCAGAGAACGGTTTGGGGATATCGCCTAGTATGGACGGCATTCCGGCGTTTTGCGGTGATTGAATATTCATTGTTGTTATTCCGGAATTGCTAACGGGCCGTCGTGCCATGGGTCGCCGTCTGCGTATAGCGGGGGCTTTTCCACGGAGTACACTTCCGACGTACTTTCTGTTTCTGTTTTTGTGTGGGCAATAGCAAACGATGTGCCGGCTGTGCTGCGCTCTGCGTTTATCACGTAAGACGCCGACATAACGGACGCGATTACAAACTCCTCCGGGTTTTCAGCAGCTTTTTCTCTGTTTTCGTCGCGTTTGGGTAAAACAATTTTAACGATACTGCCGGGCGCTATATCAAAACGAAGCGGACCAGATAACTCACCATAGCGCTGCTGTAGCACCTCACTCACAAACCAGTGCTGTGCAAACGCGTCTAACGTCGATATATTTGATTCGTAAGCCTCGCCCGCGGGCGCTGGTACGTCCGGCCCGGTGCCAGCTTTTGTGCCAGCAGCAGGGGCAGCCGCAGTTCGAGAGCCGACGACGGCTTGAGACGCAGAAACGGCCGCAGCGCCAAGGTTAGCAAACCACGCTGGCGGAGCTTTAAAAAGTTTTAAGCCGCGTTTAGTTTCCGGCGTTGTGCTTGTTGGGTATGTCGCAAAAGCGCGGTAATAGCCGATTGGTTTTGGCGCGGAGGCTGGCGAGTCCACACGACCACCGCCAACTTTTGAATCTAGCGGATAGCAGATAACAACTGACTCTAAAATTTGCGACATATTTGCGTTGAAGTTACCGTAACTGTATTCAGCTGCGGTTATTTTCTTGCCGCCATCTTTCCACCGCAGGCCCGCGCAAAAAGGAATTGGCAGCGCCCAATCAACCGCCGGAGACACAGCAAACAAAAATTGCGCTGCATATTCTGTAATCAGTTTTGACCAAAAACTATTTTGCGCGTACGAGTCGCCGATTGTTTTTGTGAAATACTCAGACAGCGAAATTGTCAGTCCTGTGTTAGAGCCAGCTGCGCTCACATAAAACTGCAGCGGTTTATAGTACGCCGCGCCAGTTCCGGGCATCCGCTCTAACGCTTTTTTCGCTGCGTTATTTAATTCTAATTCCTTACCGCTGTCGGGAACTACACCCGGTTGTTGCACTGTAGACGCAAACCCCGCAATTTTTTCAAACAGCGGCTTAATAGCTTTTTGCCATAAATCACCGCGTATGTTTGCAACACTAAAGAAACCGCTAGCAAAACCTGGGGTACCGCCAGCAGACGGCGTTTGAGCATATCGCTCCTGCACGGCCGCCTGCGCGTAATCCATCGGCGCCCCGGGGAACCAGTTGCCGTTAATAGCCGAAGAGTTGTTTAAGTCGTCGAGCCAGTGAACCAGATTGATCACGTAGTTGGCTTGATTAATCGAGCGCTGATAGCCTATCCCGGCCAAAAACCCGTCAAATATTTTAAACGTGCCTTCTTGTACTTTTGTGGTGTCTCCTCCGCCCGTTGTTATTTTTAACCTAACCTCAACCTTCTGCCGCGGTTTTAATTTGCTTTTTAGGTCGTGAATTGAGGCGGCTTTGCCGGTTATCGGGTTGTAGCCGGTTGCAAGTATTAACGAGGCCGTCGGTATCGTATTAAGCGCGAATGACGCAGACGCCGACACGATATCCGGAATTTCCGCGACGAGGCTGCCGTCATCTTCATAGACGGTAGCCCACACCTTAAATTTTGCGGAGACGTACTTGTCAGCCATTTTTTAACTCGTTTGTGCGGTAAATCATGGCTAGGGTAAACGCGGCTAGGCGGTATCCCGGGTCAGAGTTATCAAACCAGATATTTTTAAACGTGGCGTATGGCTCTATGTTATTTTGCACGCCAAACAGCTCGAGATATGTCGGCTCGCCCAAAAACTCTAGCTGTGGCAGGCATGTCGTAACTGCGCTACCGGGACGCGAGTAAACACGCACCGTCCAGCTCGACAGCAGTACGGGCGCCAACACTATTTCCATTCTGCGCCGCATAGCGAGCACTTCTGGCGTTGTGTCTGTTTCAAGAATAACGCGGTCATCTGTTTCTTGCAGTAAAAACCAAAAAGGCGGTAGGTCGTCTGCGTCAAAATCTTCTAGCAACATCTGCGGAACGTCGCCGTATATGTCCGCCACGCGAAACTCAAGATCACTATCAAACAAAGGAATAGGCGCCGACAAGTCGCTAATTGGGATATCTCCGGCAGTAAGCGCGAGCGTGTTTTCGCCGTTACTCATCCACGGAACCAGCTCGTTTGTGGATTTTTTAGACGCTTCGGCGGTTACTTTGATTTTCTGCTCAGTACCTTCACTGATAAGTTGGATGTAGTATTCGCGAAATGCGCGGCCTTGCATATTGTCAGGATTTATTTGCCCGTTGAAGTAAATACGGGCGTTGTGCGCGCCGGCAGTGCGGTTGTACGTGAGTTGCTTTTGCGCCGTGTAAAACGGGCTAATGTTTTGCGGCCAGTATGTTACGCGGGGATCTAACGCGTAAATAAACTCAGCCAGCTCTGTCTGGTGAATTAGACTGAGTAGTTCGTGCGCCCGAAAGTTCATAAAAACTTTGTCCGGATTTGCGCCAAATAATATCTTGTGCGGTAAGGCCAAGTATGACGGCAAAACGACCGGTGCGTATGTCGGGATGTACTCTTCTCCTAGCATGCCGGGCAGATAAGCCGTGCTTGGAATATTGAGCAGTAACGTTCGTGCGTGATTGATCATATAGTTGCTGCGTCGTGAAATTAGACTACTCCCCCGCCGGCGTCGCCAAGGTAAGTGTCTGTTAGCGGGGCCGTAAGTGGCGGAGCGTCGAGGATCACACTGTACTGCAGCGTCCACTGCATAATCGGAAACGCCGGATTTGGTATGTCCATTCGAATACCAGTTAAAAATCCGAGTAACACGCCATAACCGGCGGCAGTAATAGTAGTTGGCGTTAACGTGCGCGCTAGCCGGTTATTCATGTAATAACCGTATACGCCACTTGGGTTTCCGCCTGCTTGTGTCATGCATTCAGTAAAACCGATCCCAGATAACGTAAGCTGGCCAAGCCTGTCACCAAACGAGTACACATAAATAAACTCATCTAGGGTGTGTAGGAACTGATGGTTTGTGCCAAGATCTAATGAAAACCCTGTGATCGGCACCGTGGCGCTGAAGTTTTCAACTTTAATGGCGACAATTCGGTCTGTGCTTGTGCAATTATTGTTTTCGGCTTTAACGCGCAACACGCCGCCTTCACATGGTACAAATACTGACATAATTTAACTCGTTGTGCGGTGTTTATGCTGGCACTGCAACAGGCGGCGACCCGGGCGTAGTCGGCTCATGCGTCGTGTCGCTCATAAAATCAACCAATGCTGTGTCCATGTCTTTAATTCTAATTGACCCTGTGATGGTTATCGGCTCTCTGCTTGGTTTTGTTCCGGCGCTCGCGGTGGTCGTGGCTACATCTTTTGTTCCACCCAACCCGCCAGTTAGCAATTCGCTAATCGCGCTTACAGCGCCACTTGCCAGTTCTTTTCCAAAACCATCTGGTAATTTAAAGTTAGTGACCGTGATGTTTTCTATCTTTACGTCTTTAAATAAATTACCAACAGCGGCGGTGAGCCCAGCCGTTAGCTCGCCAAGAGCCCCGCTTGCGCCAGATAAACTGCCAGCTGCGCTATTTATTTTTTGTTCTTCAGTAGCAGCATTTTTGGCAATGTCGGCGGCTGTATTTTCTCTACTTGTTACTCCCTTTTCTTCGTTTAAAACAACGTCTTTGGTGACATTTTCGGTAAACGCTTCAGGACTAGCTGTTGTTTCGTCTAATAATTGTTGTTGCTCTTTAGTTAACGTCTTGCCTTCTTTTTGCGCTGTTACTGCGGCGGCGAGATCGCCGCCAACTTTTCCCTCGTCAACAGCTCTGGTTAACGCAGTTAAACGTCCGGAGGAAGCGGCTTGAGAGGCAAAGCTGCCCGCGCCCATTCGGCTAAATCCGCCCATGCTATTTACGTTGTGAGAAAATTGCGCCATAACTGCAATTTTCTCGGCTTGCGCTGCGTCAACGTTGTCGTCAGTAAGTGCGGCTTTAACTTCGTCAATATTACCGGAGTTGGTAATAAAGTTAGTTAAAGCTTCGGTAGACTTTGTTTTTCCAGCAAGATCAACGCCGTAACTCTCAAGTAATGTACTTGCGTTAATATTACCTTCGTCCATTTGGCGCCCGAGCTTGCCAATTGCGCCTATACGTTTTTTATCTTGATCGTCAATGCCGGCGTGCCACGCGTCTGACCTATTAATCGCTTCGATAGCATTTGCGTTCGTAAGCTCGCCGGCTTGCACAATGCCCAAACCGCGCCTGTCGCTTTCACCTTGCAGGTCTTTGTGCGCAGCAAGCCGTTTAAATGCGGCTTGCGCTTCTTCGCTGTTTACATCTTGGAATACAGCAGCTGCCCCTGCCGCGCTGACGCCAGTTATGGTGCTATACATCTGTTTGAACGCGTCGGTTGTTGTCCCATCTTTAGCAATAGTTGCCATACGCGTAACAAGCGCATCATCAGATACAAATTTATCTTTGCCTTCAAAGTTTTCCCCGGTGCCAGCAAAACGTTTTTTAAACTCGTCCATCCCGATTTTGCCTTCAGTCACTTCAGCTGCAAAATCAGCCTTTTCTTCTTCTGTGTTTATCGTGGCGCCGGCGTACTGTCCGCGGAGATCTGCAAACGCCGTTTCTAACCTCGGGTCATTTTCAGCTAAGCCGGTCATCACTTCTTTAGTTTGCTTTACAGAATCTATAGAACCCAAAACTTGCTCAAGCGCAGACGCCGAGCTGTCGCTGCCGAGCATGTCTGAAAAGCGCTGCAGCATATTGCTGCCGTCGTCGAGGTTGAACTCCAGCCCGGCGCGCGTTATGTTTCTGCGCCGTCGGCCCGAGCTAGCGGCCGCCGTGCGCGCATTAAGCCGCTGTTGCATTTCTGGCAGGCTTATATTGAACTCACCTTGCACAAAAGTGCCGGTCTCGGCGTATTGCTGCGCGGCATAATTTCGCGCTTCGGCCTCGTTTGCAAACATGCCCTCCCGCCCGATCAGCAATCTATTAGCCTCGGTCACGATGTCGGCCGGATCTGTAAGATCTTTGCGGTTTTCTTTTACGTAATCCATCATCGACGACCGCATAGCTGTGTACAGCGTATCTACACGTTCTTCGCCGGTCATGGTTGTATTTACGTCGTCAATAACGGCGCGAGAAAATCCGCTGCCCATAGTTTGCATTAAATTCAGCCGCTGCTCTTCGCTCATGTTCGGATCTTTTATCCGCTGCAGCAAATCAGCATTACCAGCAAAATTGTTCTCAATGTATTTCTTGTACTCAGCGCCTTGCGCGCCAGCTACAGCGCCCGCAAGAGGAATTAAATACTCTTGTGAATTTGGGTCACGCACCAGCGAGTCAAAATGCGAGGCTGATAACCCAGCTTGCTCGCGGAGCCTTCCAAAAAATTCACCCGGGCGGCGGGCGAACTCCTCCATAATGTTTACGGTGTCTGTGCCGTTGTTATACGTAGTTTCTCCGCGCTCTAACGCAGCTACCATTTCGGCAGCTTCGCTGTTTTTTAAATTTGGGTCTTCGGCGACGGCGCGGGCCATTGCGCCAAGATATTTTCCAGTCATAGACGCATCGCCGCGCATACCAGAATCCAGCGCTGCAAGAACGGCTTTATCAGCGTCGATGCGCCCGAAGCCCGGCGTAAACGCGCCGGTGTCTCGCATAGCCCGGCCCTGCTCCATAGCGCTTATCGAGTTTTGGGCCGCCATTTCAGGCGTTAACCCGTATTGCTGCGCAAGCGCGCCGCCACGAGCAGACAGCCCCATGAGCGCCTCTAAACTAACGCCGGAGTCGCGCGAAGCTAATTGTGTCCGGCGCATTAAATTTTCAATCTTGCCGGGGCTCATCGTCGTCATTGAGTTTTGCGTAAGCGCTTCCATAGCCGCCATAAGCTGGCCCATCGGCGCGTTGCTAATACCGTTGTCGCCGAAGATTTGCCTAACGGAAGCGACAGCCTCGGTGTAACCCTTTAACGAGCTTGCCACCCGAGTAGCGTCTATTTTTCGGATGGCCTGTGAGCCGCCTGTTAATTTCTCTATGTCTTCAAGCGGCGAGTTATTTGCAATTGCATCTTGGATCTCTTTTGAAAACCCGCCAATAGTTTTACCGACGTCTGAGTCCGCCGCAGCGCCTGCCAGTTCTTTTTGGCGCGCGCTATCGCCCATCTTGCTAACACTTTGCGGTAGAAGCCCGCGGCGCGATAAGTCCGTCATCATGCCGCCAACGCGGCCAGCAGAAAAACCAGACACATCATTCAGGTCAGCGTCGGGGCCGTATAGATTGCCATACAGCGCGTCTGAAAACTCAGTTAGCGACTCCCCGCTCATTGAGTCTGTCCCGTTAACACTGTCTGAACGGGAAAAGCCTACCTGATTTACAGCGCGCTGGAGTTGAACCGGATCTCCACGCCGCCCAAAAAATAAATCTTCGGAGGCCTGCGGCCCGATCAGCATTTCAGACATCATCATGCCGAACTGACTATTTACAGTCCCAGCAAGATTGTTTAACTGCGCTGCGCCCATCTGACTTAACGGGCTGTTGTCAAACTTGTTACGGATGCCCTTAAACTGCTGGAACATGATTCCGGTGCCGCGATCCCGCGCAGACTGCTCTGCCGTCCGGGACGCCTGCATGTACTTCGAGGACGCCATTTGGTCCATTACGCTTTGAGCCGGAAACTGCTCCGGAATAAAAGCGCCGCCCATAAACTGCTGCAGCATCGGCATGCCGAACTGCGCAAAAGCAAGATCTATTTGCGGGTTTCCGGTCCCGAGCGAGTTAAACATGGGCCGCGGAGTGCCCATTATCGGCTGCTGATTGCCGTAGCCTTGCATCGCTGGGTTAAACGGCTCAGCCATAGTTAACTTCCCGCGTCTTTAATTTCTTCTTCGGCCGGCGGTTGTTGGCTAGCGACCAGAGCCCGATATTGCGCTATTAAATGCCCGTATTTTCCGTCTATTGTATCGTTTTTACTCGACTTTTCCTCGACCTCAATCCACGGGAATATATTAGCCTGGATTTTCTCTAAGGCGGCTGCTGCCCGCGCTTTCATATTTTGCCAGCTATCCGCCTCCAAATTGCTGTGGCTAACGTAAGCTAGCCAGTGATTATGCGCCGCAGCAATTAACTTGCTGTCCTCTTGCCGCGCCATTTCACGAATAATTAAAACGTGCTTTACGCGCCACTTGCTGTCATAGGGATCGCATTTCGCGTAATCTATAGCGCCCGATGCAGCGGCCCGCACCATTAGCGCAGCGATTCGATCCCTCACCAAAAATTTGGCTCTAGCGCCATGGCCTCCAGTGCTTCGTATAGCCGCTGAAACTGCCGAAACTGATTGCAAACTAATCTTCGTGTAACCTCTATTTTTAACACGTCCAAAACTACGTAATTCCGCAAACGGGTCAAAGGATCTAACTCTTTATTGTCGGTTTTGTTTGGAAGCTCCACGCTAGCAACGTTTTCCAGTTCAGGCACGAGCGCGATTACTTTGTCGTCAACTACCACCGCTTCTATTGAACAAGCGAGCCTATACTCGAAAAAGCGCAGGAACCATTCTGTGTCGCTGCCGAATCCGTCGCGTTTCTGATCCAACAGCATTTGATGGTGGATTTGTCTGTTCTCTTCTGCTAGCATTCCGCGAAACTTAACGTTGTAACGCCCGCCCATAATTGAGTAATTTTTATGCATTCGTGCGCCGCCAAGAATGCTGGCCACAAATATCTCTTTATCGACCTCAGTTGGATTACTTTCATATTTTTGCCGCATATCCCAGCTGCAACGCGGGCAGAACGGCTCAATAACAGGCGCCAGTAAATTTACGGGCGGCTCGGGTGGTTCAGTCACAATTGGCGGGACGGGCTCCTCTGTTGCGCTCGCTTTGGTTTCTGCGGCCGCTTCTTGCGTGTCGGCGGATGCTGTCGCGCGGTCGTCAACTATTGCCGGCCCCGCATCCATTTCCGATACTTTCTCGTATAACTCGCGCATATTCGGCGACATGCCCGCTGTCTTCTTCGCTTTCTCCGCGCGTTCTTGTTCTGCTATAGCTTGTACTTTTGCAGCCGCGAGTTTCTGCTTTATTAGCTCTACGTCTTTTTCGCTCATGGCGCTGGCGTCTACGTATAGCCCGGGGACTTTACTAGCCGGCGTACGTTCGTGAATACTGGCAAGCAACTCGCCCATGTTCTCTGGAACTGGATCGCCTAGCTGCCACCCAAATTGCTGCAGCGTCTTTTTCGTCAGTTCCGACATATACTCGGCCATCTTGGCTCCTTTTATTCAATGATCATGTATCCGTCATTAATCGTCTTTGTTTCAGAGTTTTTAAATTTGGGTGTTTTGTAAACGTCTGCCAGGTCGCCGGAGCCTGAGTTCCTGTCTTTGTCTCTAAATCCAGCGCCAGTTGCCTCGACGATTGTGAACTCTTGTTGCCTAAAAATTGGCTCGTCAAATTTCTTTTTGCCTGGGAATGGCCACGACTCCACGCCGTTACCGTCCAGCACAGACTTTTCTTTCCACGTCCCTGTGTTCTGGCCGGCAATGCGCGCATACTGCTGCCAGCGATCCTCGAATAACTCAAAGTCAGAATCAACGCGATAATCTTTATCAGACCGAAACGAGAAGCCGGCAATATCGAGTACTGTGTCATTGCCGGCTTGTTTTTCGCCGTACCACCTGTTTTCAAGCTTGGACTCGTATTCTTTTCTCGCGTAGTCCGGCAGCTTATTGCGTACGTAATCTGTAATCTTATTTGCCGCTTCCTGCAGCGCTTGGTGGCACTCGTCCTTACACGGCGCGACGAACATATCGCGACCTGTTACGGTGCCGTACGAATACAAGAACTCAGGCGCCATTAGGCCGCCAGTAGCGTAAATATCGCCTTCCACATATGTCGTGCCGGCCAGAACGTTTTCCTTGCCCGTAAACAGATTTCCGATTTGCGGCTCGTCAATATCTGCGCGGCTAAAGAAGTGCGAAATTTGGCCGTCCTTACCAACGTAATGCCGAATGTTATTTGAAACTGTTATTATGTCCGTTTCGCCCTTACCGGCGTCGAGCGTAATTGTTCCGGGTTTAATCCGACTCTCACCGCCGCCAGACCGTAGGTACACGTTCTGCGATTGCGCTACGACGTTGGAGTCTGGCGCCCGCAATACGATACCGCCAAAAGAAACCTCGTCTCCAGTTTTCGGACTTGCGAAATCCATAGATTCCGTACTAGCGCGGCTTTCAATAAGCACACCGCCGTTTTTTGTCTGGTCATTACCGGCCAGAATCATCACGTCTTTTTCGGCTTTTATACGTACGCTCTTCTCGGTGGTGGAGATATCAATTGCGCCGTGGGCTCGGTGTATGATGTCGCGACCGGCCCACACTTGCGCGTTTTTGCCGGGCTTAAGCCAGACATCGCCCGGGGCTGAGATAATAATGCTGCCGGCACACATGCGAATCTCGGCGCCATAGCCGTCGCCGATAACAATAGCGCCGTCTTCCAGTAAAGAAATAAACGACTCAGATTGATAAAACTTTTGATTTTTGTACCGGTGATCAATGTCAATGTTTTGGTGCCCGGGCTCAATTAAATACATTGAGCCCTTAAGCTTTGTGTAATCTGGCACTTGGTGGTTGTACTGTGCGTGCTGAAGCTCGCTTTGCTCCCACGTTTTGTAGTCTTTGTAGTGCCAATGAAACGGATGCAACCCGACGTAGTTAAATAAGTAACCGTGCAAGTCTAAAATGCCTGCGGCGCGCTGCATGTTCGGTAGGGCGTCAGTGGCTTCAATATCGCCTGTGATTTTGTGTTCTGGCCCGTCGCCTTCTTTTCCGGCAAATTTATAGTTGTCCTTTGAGTCGCCGACGCCGTTTTCTGGGCGCCGCATACGCGCGGGTACCGGCAGCAATAAACGCTTGGCCAACGTAATGCCCTTAGCCGACGCAATAAAACGCCGGCCGTCCATTGCCGTATTGTCTTCAGATAGCCCGATCGGCGGGGAGTCTTCTTGGAAGTCTTGTGTGGGCTTAGGACTTCCCGGATTAGCTGTAACTTTTTCCGTGATTTGCGCGTTAACTATTGTTGACTCGTACGGCGCCGGCGGCTCTCCGCCTTTTTCAAGCTTGTAGACCCACCACTCAAGATCTTTTGGCGGGGCTGAAACGACAGTTCGGCCGCCCTGTCCGTAATAGCCGTAAAACTGCTGTGTTCTGTGAAAAGGCTGGAGATTTTCGTATTTGTTTTCCCAATGCGCGTAATACGGCCGGCCGCCTGAGACCGCAAACGTATTGTGCTCATATTCCTGAATAATATCTTGTCCGGGATTCAGCGCGCCCATCGCCTCCCACGGATACGGCGAATAACCTTGCGTATCGTTATATTCTGCCTCGTCCATGAACGCGTCACGTTCGTGACCGGCAGTCCACGTTTGCATGTTGTAGCCGCTGACACGTAATAACTGATCGTGATAAAAACCAAACACCCCTGTAAACTCATTTACGGCCATCTGGACCATAAAATCGTCAAGTGTGACTTTCAGCCCGGTAGTCGTAATTGCGCCCCACTCGCCGGCCTGTGTACCGTCGAAAGGTTTCCAGCAGCTGTAATTAGCAAGCCCGCCGCTATCTACCATGTTAAGATAGCGTTTTTGAGCTTCGTCTACGCGGTTTCTGGAAGCTTGCGTAATCCAGTCGTGAACAGATTCTCGGCCGACTGTCGCTGGCTCGGGCACTACACCAAAAATAAGCCCGTGCGGTTGCGTATTGTGCCTGTAAGCCAGCACTAAGGTGCCGGGAACATAGGCTTTAATTTCTACAGCGCCGATAGACGTCTGACTGGTGCCGCCTATTTCAGTGCAGATAATCGGCATTGTCCCGCGCTCAAACTGCACGCGGTAGCAATTAGCTAACGGTGTGCCGTCTACGATCTCGCCAATGAGCAGCTGGCCGTTGTTGCCAAAGCTTGTGGCGTACGAAGTGTAACGACTGCGCGGGTCGGCAGTTGGCGTTAAATTACTTTCGTGAGCTGTCGAGCCGCCTTTGCTGCCTGCTACAGTCTCTAAGCGGTGCTCGCGCTCACCAGAGCCCGGCAAAGGCTCTGCGCGATTTCGTCTATCGAGCATTTTACAACCACTAGGGTCAGGTTATGGGCCGAAGCCCCGGGCATTACTGCCCAATACCATAAGCGGCGGCTGCGTTTTAAGCAACCGCCGCTCTTGGTTTTATTAATTAACGCGTAATTGCTTTTGTAATTAAATCGTCGCCCCGCCGCCGCCTCCAGCTGCAGTACCGGGGGTCATGCCTGCGGCTGTTTCTTCGTACTTCAGCTCAAGGAAGACCATCTGCACCGTCTCCATGATTATGATATCTTGTGCCGATACGCTACCGCCTAGCGCTGTGATCTTCGGGTATTTGAGGGTGTAGGTAATCGTTTTGCTGCCGGCGATCGCACCGCCACCGATAGCGCACCCGCCCTTAGCCTTAAGTATAATATCTGCACCCGTCGCTGCGCACAAAGGCCCATAGTTATCGATAAACGCTTTAAACGTACCTGAGCCGCCTACGACGCGCTCAAACGTGGCCGTACCGCGGCGGCGGCCACCGATGTAATAGACGTTTTGTCCAGGGGAGTTCTCCGGGCTGATCTCATAAACAAAGTTGATCGGCCGCTCAATGTTAAATTGCACACGCTGTACAATGGCGCCGACAGTGCCGTTAAGGTCCAGCGTGCAATTTTCAGCGGTAAATGCGCCGCCAATTGTCTGGTCTTTGGTTTCAAAAATATTTGCTCTATGTGCTGGCATGTTCTAGCTCCGTTGCTTTGTTGTTTGATTCGCCGTTAAATTATACGACCAAGTGAAGTTCAATATTGTTCAACGGCGCGGGCACGACCAAATCAAGCACGACTTCGATCCGGTCTTTGAGCAGTGGGTGAATACGCAGCACGCGGATTTCGCCGCTTATTAGCTGCGCGCCAAGCTCTGCTGTGTAACCGCTTGTCGCGAGAAAATCGAGGATTTCGTTAACACGATTCAGGATGTAGTCAACCATTCCTGGCGTGGCGTTTGTGCGGCCGATGTACGGGCGCAGACGACGCAGGAACAAGTACGCCAGCGAATCGACGTTACGCCGAATCATCTCTTCTCGGCGGTTGAGGTCAAGGTTATCGGTCGTGAGGCCGTGCCGCGTGAACGGCGTGCCGTCTCGATCCTCCGTTACGATCCACACGCCAGCTTCGGCCATACGGTTAAGCTGCGTCTCGTTAAACATCTTGTACGAGCGCGTGTAGTCGTCAAAACCCGCAACTTCAACGTTTGTCATGCCTTGATGCGGTACAACACCGGACACAAGACCCCCGAGCGCGGCCGCCAGATAATATCCGGGCTGCAGGCGACCGGCGGAACCAACCTGATCAGGCCATATCGCGCAGATACGCCGACTGCCCCAAGCACCAGCTTGCGAGGCAATGTCGTCAGCCATCTCTGTGCGACTCAGGTTGTGCCAAACTTCAACGCGCTCAGCTTCAGTCACCGGGGCTCCGGTACCTGTGTAAAGCAGCAGCGAGTTTTCAGAGAGCACCTCGTCAACAACGTATTCGCTGTACGTTGTCTCGCCAAAACCGTTAACAGCAAAACCGTATCGCACGATGTCGCCCGGAACCACGCCGTTTGTAATAAAGTAGCTGTTGTTCTCTTCTACGAGGAGCAGCGTGAACTGGTCGCCGCTAGCACTGTCGTTATCGCTGACAGTTGCAAGCACTACGTCAGACACATTGCCGGAAACGCCGTCGATGGCCGCGCCCTCGCCGACTACGAGCCTTGTCGAATTTGACTGAATGCCGAAGAACCCGGCCTTCCAGTTATTTGCAATCTCGTTCGACTCGTTATTGATGTGCGCTGCGTATAACGACTGTACCTGCTTGTTGAACGTCATCGGCACGAGGTTATACAGATCGTCGCGACCCTTGAGCCGCTCAAGTACCTCGCCCCAGCTGTCCAGATCGTCAGGCTCGCATACGCCCGTGTACTTAACGGCTGTTCCGTTTGAGTTTGAGAGCGCCTTGAAAACGCCCCACTTTAGCGGGTTATCAGGGTCAAGCTGGCCGGGGATGACGTTAAGGTCGCCGACACTTGAAATAGACTCTACTGTGTCGCACAGATCAGCGACCCATTCGCGGTACTCAAGGTATAGCTGCCCGCGCGAAACAGGCAACGGCAGCGCTGTGCCGGCGTCCGTCCACTCGGGGTGGAACGCGGTCACGCCAGACTTAACAACAATCTGAGTAGCTTCCAGCTCGTAATTAACGCCCGAAGTCGTATTTAGCCGGTTCTCGGAAATTTGAATATCGTCTTTGATGAATAGGCTCATGTCCAGACTGGAAAGCTCCAGCATATCGGCCGGGAGATTGTCGCGAAGGATAAGTTTGTTTACAGCGCCGGCCGTGCTGGCCACGACCGAAACGTACCACTTATCTCCCTTGACCATAGTCGTAACCGGCGATGTTCCGTCGATGTCGGCTACGAAAGCAACGCTTACGCCGTACTGACCTACCGGGAAGTAATTACCGGCAGCTGTGCCGGAGCTCGTTACCTCAAACGGGGCCGCGTAGTCGAGGCCCTTGGTCGTGCGGACGCTCACCTGCGGCGGCGTGTCGCCTTCGCCTGCGCCGGAGATGTAGCCGCCCTTTACGCACTCTAAAATATACGTGTCGTTGTAATTGCCGGTGTAGTTACCACTGATGTTCGACTTTGCACGAACTTTCGTGAAGTCCTGCCGAATAGTGATGCTCCACTTCTGCCCGATTACAAAGTTACTAGCAATGATGTCAGCGGCTGCGGCCGAGGCTATGCAACCAGGGCTCGATAGGGCGCTAAATGTAACTTTTAACCCACGCGCGCCGATTACAATTTCGTCCCCGATGTTACCGGGGTTTAACTCGGCCACATCGTCAAGGCTGCTAGTCGAGCGCACGCGCATACGCGTACCTGTGCAACCAGCAACAGACGAATTAATTACTTCAATTGTGTACGTCTCGGTAAGAGCGCCGTCAACAAGGCCGTCATACTCGCTAACATCGATATCTAAAATGGCAACGCAATTAACTGGACCAGAGATTTGAGCGCTGTCCAGCACTTCGTTACCGCTCTCCGAATTAAAATCACTCTCGTTGCCGCTGTCCATTACTGCGGCGTTAATTACAGAGGCGACCGTCTCGCTGGCAAAACCGGCAACGCTTGTTTCCAAAATTTTCTCTACGCATGTCTCGCCGCTATCGACGACACCGCGAAGGCGGACCACGTCACCAATTTTTACATCGCGTTCGTAGAACGCTCCGCTCCGCTCGAATGTTCCGTTCGCCTTAAAATACAACGGCGAGCCGGCCTCATTTGCCTCGACAGCTTCGACCCAGTTACGCTTACCGGCGACCGCGCGAATAACTGTGTCAGCGCTGGCTGTGGTGTGTTCAAGGTAACGCAGCAGCGCGTTATCGGCGAACAGTTTAACGTAAGCGCTATCAACCTTGGAGCCAGCCCGACGCTGCGGGTAGGCGTAATTTGTATCAACGGCCGAATTGTAAGCGCCGAGGCCGGACAGGGCCTTCTCAGACACATCTAAATAGCGATGCAGGATCGCATTCGGGCCGGAAATGTGTGCGCGCAGCGGTTCCGTGATTTCCGTCGGAACAATAGTGAATTCCTGAAAGACAAGAACCTGCGGTTTTACGTATGCCATATTAAAGCTCTCCATGCCGTAATGCTGTGGTCGGTGCTCTGGTAATCAGTATAAGTAACCTGTTACTGCAAAAAAAGCACCTACACAAAGTTTATGAAGTTGGGTTCTAGCACGCAAACAATTCAGACGCCTTTAGGACAAACCGCTTAAGTCGCGGCGCAGCGGGCTGGAGTTCCCAAGACTCCTCGGCCACATATGCTACGGTAACAGGTACGGCATAGCCCTGTACCACCTCTTGCACCTCACCTATTCCGCCCACTTCGCTAACAATAAAGCGCATAAACCCCATCTGCTCGCGAATCCATGGGCCGAAGTGCTGTAAAAATTTAACAACTTCAACTGTTAACAACTCGGCTTCTAGGCCAGTTAACGCTAAACAGTATAACGTATGACTACCCTCCCACAAACCATGATACTGACTAGAACCGCTAAAAACATTAGCGCCAGCCTGATCGCCTATCCCGGTTCTTTTCCACGCCCAGCTGCCTCTTTTAATAAGGATAGCGGGACGGTTGTCGGCTTCGTTTGGGAGCCAGCGGGTAATACTTTCAATAATTATGCTGCTGTTGCTCAGGCCGTTTTCGTCTTTAACCCACGGGCCCTCATCAATAAATTTCTGACGAAGCTGCGGCTCTTCTATGTTATTTGCGTCGGAGAAGTGCGCGATGAGCAGCTGGCGTAAAAGTCCAGTCACGACGTGCGGGCGCATGCCGTAAGAGCAGAGAGAACTTACGCGCGCAATGCGGTCTTCCGGGACACGGTCAAGCGGGCAATTATCTTCGTCTGACATTTTGTAGGTAATTCTTTAAAAAATCGTCTGTTTGGGGCTCAAGGCGAATTTTAATTGGCTCGATAAGTTTTATTGGCTTATCCGCAAATTTTAACGGTTTATCCAATAGCCGAATAGTCTGCTGCAATTTTATTTTATCGTCGTTTGCGTCAGTCATTAAATTTCCCAAAAATTGTTAACTTTGCGTTTTGACGCCGATGACGACGAGGAGCTGCTAGCCGCAGTGGACGAAGAGCCGCTAGAAGAACTGCTAGACAAATGCGAAATAACTAGTTCTTTTGTGTCAGGCCCGTACTCGTGATGCTTTTCATACAGCAATACGTGAGGGCCGTAGTTTAAATGCAGCGTTGAAGTCCAGTCGCCATTTGCGTCTGTAGTTGTGGCGGCTACGGCGAGGTTTCGGGGCGGGAATTGCGGTTCTGACTCGTCAAACGTTTCTTTTTCAAACGCAAACAAGTACGCGTCGGCGACGGGGTTGTCTTCAGCCGTGCGGTATCGCAGGTCGCCGCCGTTGTAGCTGGACGTTACCGCGACGCACCCGGTACCTAGAATCGGCACGTCTGGGTAATCTGGCTCATCGTGCGCTAACTGTATTGTATACGCTATGTTGGCAAACGGGATTAAACCCATGATGACTTCATAAATAAGCGGCACACCACGAATAGCTGCAGCGACTTTTATGTCATCAATTCGCCACCGCTCGTCGGTTTTGTCGTTGATCCAAATATCGCGGTAATTTAATCCCGGGAAACCTATGACTCGCGCTGTGACAACTGGATTCTCGCGCGTAGAGCCGCGGAGCTTGTCGTCTGAATCTTCTTGAATAATTTGCGGGCTTAAATCCCAACACTGCATAGCAAGCGGTGGATGATAACCACCCTCGTAATTTGTGCCGTAGCAGAGCGGGCAGTCGCCATTGGACGCTTCTTGCGTTAGGGTTTCGCGGCATCTTGAGCAGGGCGTGCCATAACGCAGGATCTTAAGCAGATAGCCGCTTGTCGATACTTTCTGATGCCGCAACGTTTCTTTGCGAATAATCTCGCGCGCGGTAACCCAGTCGTGTTCCGCTAATTCTCCCCAGCAAGACGCCGGAGCTGAAACGTACTCCCCAGTCGCTGTTGTTAAAATTACGCGATAATGACTAATAATTAAATCGCCGGCGTCGCGGCGTTTTGCGTCAGTAGCGTAAACGACGTTAGTTACCGGCGCGCCTACTGTACGCCAGTTATGCGCGTCAGGCAGCCCGGTGTCGCTGGTCTGCAATTGAAATACGTACGGGCCCGGGTCATTAAAACTGGGCTCAAGCTGCCACCAAACGCGCGTAACGCCCCGGATCATGTGATCTACGGAAACGCGCCTAAACGGGTAAGACTTTTGCAGCGACATAGGCATTACCGGCGCAAGCAGTAAAACGTTATTATGACCGCGCTGATAGCTAAAAAAAAGGGGTTGCGGTCTTGGACTACCGGAAACCCCTAAGATAACATAGCCGAACGAGCAAGATCAGCAGCCGGCCGGTTGAAGCACTCGGCCGGATACGACGCGAGTACCCGGCTTTCGGCCGGTGTTCTTGATCTCCACAGCGACGCCGAGACTAATCAAGCGATTTGCCTTATGTGGCTTGAAGATATAGTTATTTCCGATTATTCGGTCGGGAAGGAACGGATTACGGTCCAACCCTCGGTTACCGTGCGGATGCGCGTCCAGAAACTTTTCCGCAACCTTTTGCCGCAGCGTGTAAAAACGAATCGCCGTCAGTGGCCGAAGGCCCTGCAGCTCACGACCAAAATTAATACGGGCCCGAATTTCGCGCATCGTAATCGCGCACTCACACAACCAAGGCATGGCGCTCTTTGCCATTGTCAGCTCCTGTCGGCCTTGAACATGCAGTTATTACGCATAACCGCTCCTTAGGTAAACCGACGCCATAAATTTAGCGCCGGCTTGTCTTGCCGCTTGGCGCGCAAAAAAAAACGCGCCAAAAAACGACATACGCTAACGCAAAATGATAGCTATTTAATATGCCGCTTTTTTGCGCGTTTTTTAGCTGTTAATAACGCGAGCGAATACCTGACGAGTATGCGCCGTATTGATATAAAGAGCCCACCTCGCCGTAGCCGCCCTCGAGGTTAATAGACGCCTTTTTACCGCGCACCCATTCTCGGTAAGCCTGCCACCGAGCCTGCCCAGCGCGCTCGTAATTGGCTTCTTTATTTTGGTCGCTAATCTGCACCCCAGCCGCTGAGTAATCTAACTGATTGCGGCGGTACTGCTCCGCCACCATAAAAAACAAATTAGCGCAAATACCTTCAAGCCAATGATATCTAAACGGAAAATTCTGCGTCGTGAACGTGCCGATTGGCGGCGGTACTTCATTCCAATACTGAACAGGCCGCTGGATAGCCAAAGCAATTTCCGCGTCGTCGAACATTAGGTTATCGAGCAGAAAACTCTCGCCGGGGGCAGAGTCGCGTAGGTGCAGCCTGATTTCAGCTATTGATGGTGGGCCGTCTGGCGTAGCGTTTCCGTGCAAACTACGCGAGATAATTAACGAGAAGATATTTGAGAAAACTACGCACGGGGATACTGCCGGGTCTTCACTTACCGTCACTAAAGCAGCTTCGGCGTAGTATATGCCCGGAAACGCCGCCAAGGCCGCTGTAAGGGCAAACTGCACCTTGCCCACCGCGGCGTCAGTTATTTGCCCGATTAACTCTGTTGGAGCCTGCTGGTTGCCCAGCGAGATCTGTTCTTTTACTCGAAGCGTAATCGCGTACCCCGCGACCTGCGCCACCCCCGCGCTAAATCCGACGGTTGTCAGATCTACAGGGTGCCCTGCGTTATCGTGCAATTGCCAGTCAATTGTTGCGCACTGCCCCTGATTAATGCTGATAGCGCGCATTCGGGTCAAAACGGGCTGGCCGTTAACAGTCGAAACAGGCGCGCTGACGACGTTTTGTGTAACGGCGGATACCGGGGTAAGCGGCGATGGTGCCAGTTCGTTTACATTGCAGCACGGGGCAGCTGGCGCCGAGCCGGGAGTCGCAATTACGACCATGTTTCACCTCATTGGGGAAAAATAAAAGGCTGACCCGAAGGCCAGCCTTTGTATCTTATCACGACGAATCGCAATAATTAAATTGTCAATCAAAGCCCGCCGGCGATGCAGTGCCCAGCGTGTTGCTGGACAGATTGACCTCGTCGATGCTGTTGTCAGCTGTATCGGTAAGGTAAACCGCCGGAGACTTAGTGATAACCAGGTCTCCGCTATTGAGCGCCTTCTCGAGCGCCTTAAACGCCCGCTGCGAGCCTTTACCGCCGTTGCCAAGCTTAGCTACGAGATCGCCGGGCACAGTGTACGTGCCGTTGTCCGCGAGCCGCTTGCCGTGGGCGCCAAGAAAACCAAAGGTCGCTTCCGCGCCTGAGATGTTCTTAACTGTTGTGTATAAACCGGGTACAAGTGCCATTGTTCACTCCGTTTGTTAGTTAGCCTGCGTCTTGAGCGGCAATCGCCAGCGCGGCCTGCAGACGCAACACCGCGTCAGCGATGTGCGGCTGCTGGGCCACGACGTCGGCAGCTTGATTAAACGCCGCAACCTTTTCCGAGCCGGCCAGACCGGCAGCGACAAGAACAGCGTCGAGCTGCTCGTTGGCGCTAGCCAGTTTGGACGTTTCGACCGCGGCGGCCTTTTGCTGCTCTGCCGTATAGAGCACGTGAAGTTTCTGGGCTGCAGCCCACATACCCGAGGCTTCACTTTCATTACGCGGACGAATGCCGTGCGCTGAAAGCTTCTCGAAGAAGTAGGGCGCCGCCAGCTCGTTTACGAGTACCGCAACGCTCTGATCGGCGGCTTGCTTAACCTGATCCATGTCATGTGCTCCTTGTTACGTTGTTATCACTTGAAGTCCACGCGAGCGAGACCGTTCGTATGACCGAACGAGCCGCCCTGCGTGTTGTAGGCGAAGTACTCAAGCATGAACGCCTCACGACGGATATACATCGTGGTGGGCTCGAGCTCGTAGTTCTTGCCGATGAACTTCGGCGACGCGAACATGTACATCGTGTCCGTCGGGACAAGACCGGTCTTGATCGTGACGATCCAACGGCAGTTGAGGAAATTGGTTTCCGCCCAGCCGTTCTTGATGATGTCTTGCGAGAAGTCACCACCCATCTCGTCGCGACCGAACTTGAGGAGCTCCTTGATCGTGAGGTTATTCACGAGGCAGGTTTCAACCTCAAAATGCGACGGCGTACGGGGCATGATCTTGAGAGCATCAACCAGCGTCTCGCGGGTGATACCACCATAGATTTCCTCGTACTGCACAGCGCCCGAAGCGAGGTTAGTCGCGCCGGGAGTGTCGCCAAGAACGGCGTTAAGAGCAGCAATAAACTTCGAGTCTTCCTCGGCGAGCATGTCCTTGATCATGTTGTCCGACAGAACCTGTCGGATGTCCATGACGTACGTACGCAGCTCGTCGACGTCCTTAACAGCGCGGGGCGACACGATCCGGTCAAACATGACGCGGTAGCGAGGGCCACGGATGTAAAAGTTAATCGGGAGCGTCGCGAACGGAAGCGACACAGCCGCCGGGGAATCGGGCTCCTTGTCCACAACCTTAACGGGCTTGTCAGTATCAACCTGACGGTCGAGCTCGTCGTTGGTGATGGTCAGCGGCGGCATAATCCGCCGGTAGAACCCGTCTTCACGCATCTTGGTGCGCGTGAAGTCGTTAACCGCATCAATGGCCTGCTTTTGCATGCCGGGGGTGTCGAGCTGCTCAAAGAGAGTCTCGTTAAGCAGCTGGATTTCTTGCTGAGTGGGCATTGTTGGAACCTCCGTGTTCCGGTGAAGTTAAAAGGTTAATTATTCCGCAGTGCCGGGGAGATAAGCGCTCCAAAAGGAGAGAGTATCAACGCCGTTGTGGTTGACATGCTTGCCGCTCGATACGACGCCGACGACCGGCGTGACGTATACAGTGACAGCAGCGTTCGTAAGAACACCGGCTGTAGCAGCAGAGCCAGAAGAGGTGCCAGTCGGGGCCGTCAGCAGATCGCCGGGGGCGTACGACAGATTGGCGTTGAACTCAGTCGAGTCAATTTCGTAACCGCCAGTCGCAACTACGCCAGACAACTTACCAGACGGCGAGATTGCCTGATGCATAAACCGACCAGACGCAGTTGTGCCCGGGTTGGACACATCGGCATCGGACGAGCCATTCAGCAGGAAGATTGCAACGTCGGTGTTGCGTACGCCGGGCAGAAAAACTTCTGCGCCGCCGACAACCTCGAGATGCACAACTCGGCCGCGGGGGACTACGAAGCTGACAGTACCCAGCTTAGCCGAGTAGTCGAGCGACGCCATGTCGAACCAGCCCTTTTTGATATCAAGGCCATGTTCGAAAGGAAGATCAGGAGAAACAGCCATTGTAAGACCTCCGTGTCTTATTGGTGGTGAAGTAACGTATTAGAAATCAACTCGTGGGCGGATTAAGACCAAGACCTGTGAACAACTTAATGTCACTTGCCCTGAGCTTGCCGTCACGAGCTCCCACGTACGAGCTTGTGACGCTAGTATTCGGATCGTACCCGGCCGACTTCTGCGTTACCGGCGCACCAATGCGAGCCATTTCGGCGGCATTCTTGTGCGACGCTAACTTAATGACCAGTTCCATAGCGCGAACTGGATCTTGCAGAGCAGCGGCCAGCGCTTCCTTCTGGTGCGATTCGATGCGCTCGTTTTCAGTGCACGCCTTCACAGCCTCGGGAATTAACTGAGCAATTTTCTCTTGCTGCGCGTCGCGACTAGCGAGCACCGACGCAGCCTTGCTCATCGCGACATCGGAAAAACCGATGTAGTCGATGACTTTTTGAACTAACTGATTCGTATCAGGCATGGAAACCTCCGTTTAAGTTCAGCGACCAACGAGTTCGCGCACATGATCTTTCATGATGTCTCGCAGATGGCGCGACCGCTTGGTGCGAGCCTCTTTGACTTGAAAATTACCGGAACTCTGAAAATTAATAACAGCGTTACCGATCATTTGTAGCTCCCGAGCAGCCGCCATTTTCGGAGCCATCTCGGGCGCCATTTCAGGGGCCATCTCAGGAGCCATCTCCGGGGCCATCGCCCCTTCGCCACCGCCCTCGGCGGCAAGACTCTGAAGCAGCGCTTCAGGCGGAATGCCAAGTTCTTGTAATGCCATCGCCAACTCTTGCAGCGCCTCGTCTTCAGACGGCGGAGCCTGCTCAAGTCCGGGCTCGCCGCCCGGTGCCGCGCCGCCCATCATTTCTTCAACGCTAACAGCTGGCGCTTCTTCGCCGCCTTCAGCTTCGCCCTCTTCGGCGTGATCTTCGCCTTCTTCAGCGGCGTCGTCGTCAGCTTGCTTCGCTGTGTAGAACCCAACGAACAGGTCAGCCATCTCGTCAGCTTCGCGCAGGGTGTTCGCGCATACGTCGCGGACACTGGCCTCGGCCGCAGCCTTATCCAGACCAAGCGCAGCGGCTAACTCGTAGCCAGCCGAAAAAGCGGCAGCCTTGTCGTTATTACGCAGCGCGGCAAAGTCGGAAGCCTCAAGCTTGCCGTCACGGGGGTCGACGTCGAGCTTGTGTTGGTTGCCCTTTAAATTGCCGCTATTGTCTTTTTTTTCTGTCACCGCTTCGGCAACGTCTTTTTCAGCCTTTTTAAAAGTAGCTGTTCCGAAGTTGACGAGGTCAGCCAGAATCTCGTTACCAAGATTGCTGCACTTGGTGTGAGCTTGTTTGAACGATACGTGGCTGTACTTCTCGCCGTCGTTGGTCTTGGCGGGATGCGAGGTGCCTGGGTCGTCTTTCGTACCCTTGTAATCTTTTTCAGCGGACGGATCTTCGCCTGTCGCAGCGGCGTTGGTGTTGATGTTTAATTGAACATCGTCCTGACGACCTTCTTGCGACATCTCAGGTGTGTTATCAACAGCGAGGGCACCCTGCTGTTTCTTAACATCAGCCTCGTACTCAGACGCACGAGCGCCAGTCGTTGCCTTCTGCACATCGTTATCGACGTGCGCGCTGGGGTGCGTCGACGCGCCCTGATACCCACCCGGGTCAGCGGGAACCGGCGAGGCCTGCTTAGCAGCCGCGACCTTTTCCGCGTTCTGAGAAATTTCTTCAGCCAGCGCGTTCAGTTGCGCGAAGAGCGAACGTTGCATCCGTGCCATAGTTGTCTCCTTTGTACACCGCACATTTTATGTCGGCGTTTGTTACATCACATAATTCTGCATAACACAATGCTGTGCTGTCAACCCATCAGCATCATATTTTTTCATGATTTCCGAGAACGCAGCAATTTTATACAGAGCGTAATGACGCGCAAGGGCTTTCACTGCCGCACTGCTTGTTTCTGCTTTCTTAGTCATCGATTGAAAATTTGTTTCGTTAATAGCCGCCGGCGTTGCATTACGAATCACAGCCAGATAAGCGCGCTTTTCAACGGCTTTCGGCAACATGCTTCGCGTAGCTGCAACCCGTTCTGCCCAACTGTGAAGTCGGGCATTTGCTGCATATGCTGGATTATAAGCATTTTGCTCCAAACTTGAAACAATATCTTGCTCAGCAGCCAACTTTGAAAATATGCCGGGCAGGGCGTCGGTCACGGACGTAACCAATTCTTGTCCAGCGGCCTTAACAGTGAGGTTTAAAAAGTCCTTAACAGGCAGGATAACGCCCGCATCAGCAAGCGCGCGAAAAGCTTCAGCCAGTTTTACGTTGGCTAGTTCCGCGATATTAATTGTTTCCTGTACAGCCGGCGATTCGGCCAATACTGTCTTAGCCCAATTGCGGCCAAAGTCAGGGGCAGACTCGGCAGAGGCTAGCTTTTCTAGGGCAATAAGTTGCCCACGGGTATGCGCTGAAACGCCGTCTAAGTCTAAAAACATAGGGGCGGTAACGCCAAGCTGCTCTGCCAACTCAGCGCCGGAAATTACGCCGGCGGACGCTGCTTTGAGGCGCCCCGAAATATAGGCAATACGATCGGCTGGGCGGTAAACATGAGAAATGTCAAAGAATCGAGGTTGGGTATTATCGGCGAATAAAATACTGCCGTCATACGCGCACTTGCCCATGTTGTGTTTTAAACCGCCGGCCTTGCAGTGCCCGCCGTTTTCAATTGAGTCGCAGTACTCCGCGCGGGTGCGGGCTTTGTTGCCACAATGGCTGCAAACGTCAAACGGAATGGTGCACGCCATAGACACGCCGATATCGTCGCCGTTGGCCAGCTTCTCGAGTTCTTTATCGGCTAATAACCCGCCGTTGTGGTCAGCCGCTTCTTTTGTCGCGTTGAGCACGCAGACAAGTTCAATGCGCCTCATGGGATCGTGGTACGCCGAGGCCTTTACGATTCCGTAGCTTTTAGCCGGATTTTTGTTGATATGGTCGCGGTAAAATCTTGCATGCTTAACAAACGTATCGTGATATTTTTCGCAGCATGCGCGTTTGAAACCGTCACCGTTACGATTGGGGCCGTAATCTTCAGTGGCGCCAATTGCAATTAAGTGCACAGGAACTTCATCTTTTGCGAATTTAATGTGCTGCATTTTGTGCACAAATTCTGCGCCAGCCCGCTTTACAAGGTCAAGCTTATCGGCGCCAATAATCCCGCGGCTAGAAATTTTGATAAGCGACGCAACCGGTTCGCTGAAGTCTTGCGAATTTGGCTGGATAACCTTGATCATGCTCATGTTATTTTTCCTGCTTTGTTGTTGCGGGAACATTGTTAAACGCGCGGTCTGTCGCGTTGCCGAGAATCCGCCCAAGAAGATTAGTGATCGCGCTCGCGCCGACGGCGCCCAAGCCGCCGCCACCGACACGCGCAATGCGCCGCCCGGTAGTGCCCTTTAAATGCGGCTTAACATCTGTTAGTGTTCGCCCGCTGGGTACGCCTTTGTTGTTTCTAATCATCTCATCAAGAATCGCTGCGCGGCGGGCTTGCTCAGCCGGTGTTCCGCCCGGACTTTGCGTCCGCACAATAGCTTCAGCATCTTGCAATTTTCCAGCTAAGCCTGCGCGCGCGGCTTGAAATTGTTTAAGTTGTGTATTGTACGCTGCTGCGTCGCCCCGCCACGCTTTGACCTCGTTATTGTATGCCGCTACGGCGTTGTTGTAATCAGTCATTGCCGTTACACTGCTCGGGTGGCCGTAGATGAAGCCGGGGAGCGTTTCGGGGCTGCGCGGCATAACCGGTGCCGGTCTAAGTCTAGGCGGTACTGCCGGCAGAGCGTCTAAACTAGCCGCGATGGGCTGGTTGCGCTGGTTATGCGCCTCAAAAATTTTCTTTAAAACCCCGTATTCGTTTTTTGCTGCCGGACCTGTTTTACCTTTCGTGGCCTTACCGGCCGCGTCAGCGAGGCGAGCAAGAGAGCCGTGATCCGGCTTAGTGCCGGTTACTCTGTCGTAAAGCCAGCCGCCGGATCGGGCGCCGCCAACACCGCCGGCTACGCCGCCCGCGAGCACGGCCGCACCGCCAAGCGGAGTCGAGTTCGGCCCGCCATAAACGCTCCCCGGCGGTTCTTTTTTACCGGCCGTGTCGGCTGCCGGGGCCGCAGCAGGGTCGGCCTTTGCCGAAAGCATTTCTTTGACTACCGGCGTCAATGCCGCGCCAGCAAATCCACCTAGTCCGCCCGTCAGCGCGCCGTATAGCGCATTACGCTGTTTCTGCTTTTCTTTGCCCGATGTCCCGAAATAACCGCTAGCGCCGCCGATTCCCGCGCCAATAAGTGGCATGTACATTAACGAACTAATAGCTGATTTAATTAGTCCACTTTCAGCGGCTTCTTTTTGCAAGCCGGCGCTATTGCCGGTAGTCGCATAAACACCGAGAAGGCTAGCAAATTTTTCAGTTGTCTGCTCGTTCATAACGTCCTCAAACTAAACCGCGTTGTTTATCTTGTACGTCAATGAGGTTACGCGTCCGCTCGGCCTTAATTTTTTCAAGCTCTAACAGTTGCTTTATGTCAAAATCAGCAAGCTGCCCGGCCTCGAGTCGTTTTCGCAAAAGAGCCTGCACGGTTGCGGACGAATCCATGAAACTAGGAGCGACCTCAGCCAATTCATTAAACGCATTTGCAACCTCCCTAGGGTCGTGGCCTGAAATAACAGGATCGTTAGTTACCAAATCAGCCAGCACGCCCTGCGCCCGAATATTGCGCAGCTTCCGGTCATGGTCTGGATCTGTGATGTCTTTAAATGCCTCATTGCGCATTTCATCTGGTGATTTAATGTAGCTGTTAGCGCCCTGCCACATCGTCTCACCCAGTGCACGCGTTGCCGAAACCGGGCCGGTCGGGTATCCCGACAACGCGTCAGCTTTTTTTAGTTCGACTGGTTCCTCGGCGGGGTTTCGCAGAATCGAACCTGTTGTAACAACTATTTCCGCTTTCTTCTCTTTAGGCGGCGGGCTGGCAGCGTTAAATTTGCCCTGATACTCCTTGTATGCAGCCAGTTTTTCAAGAACTGTCTGCACAGTGGTGTACGGGCCGTTGTCGCCGAAGTGGTGTTTGCCGGTGGCGGCTTGTTTATTCAGCCATGGGTAAACTTCCGCAAGCTTTTTGAGCACTGATACGCCTTCGTCGCCAAGTCGCAGCTCAGTCTCCCGAACAGCGTCGCCAAAACTCATATTGCCCGGCGACCGAAAATACGTCGTAAGCTCGTCCATCGCGACCGCGGCTTTGCTGTACGCCACGGTAGCAACACGGCGAATTTCTTCTGTCGCACGCTTTTCTGCTACCTTGCGGCTTTGCTCGCGCATGACCGCAGCGTGCTCGTCTCTCGGTGGCGGCGTAAACGTCTTTTCCGGAAGCGGCAGAAGCGCAGCAGCCGCTTTTTCCATAGTCGCTTTTCGGCGGGCTAAAAACCCGGACGGCGACACCGCGTACTCAGTTGAGATAGCCGTGTCCCGAATAATCTCGCCCGAGGTTTTTACGGCTTTCGGATAAAGCGCGTCAATAATTGTGTCTACATCGGCAAGCTTGAAGTCAGCTGATTTTTCACTAACTGTTTCACCGAGCTCGCGTTGTTTAGTGGTGCGGCCTGTGTTGTAGGCATGCACCATAAGGTTTACGTAATTAGCGGGAAAATTCTCCGCTGCCGCGACTTTTATAATCGCGTCGTTAGGTTCCGCGCCGTCATTCACGAGCGCGGCGGCCTTTTCAATAGCCGAGAGCAGTTTTGTCTCGGCGTCTTTGCTTAAAGGACGCATTCGTTATTCTCCCGGGAACTTTAAGTTCTCAAGCATCTTTTGATTTTCGAGCTTGCCGCCAGCCGCCACAATCATTAATTCGTCACTGCGCAATTCTGCGGCGTTATTATCAAATGGTACCATTTTATCCCCCTCGGAATCCAGCTTTGTCCCAATTTTGAACGGCAGATGACTAAGCATAGCGCCAATATTTTGAACAATACTAATTTGAGACTTTTCGGTGTTTTCCGTGGTCCGCTCAATTTCAACGTACTTAACGTACGACTCGAGGAGCGGAAGCTGGGTGTGTGTGTTAATTGGAACCGTAAGCGCGGCAACGGCGGCTTTATGTCGCATAGAATTAATGGCCGAGGTCTGGAAAAACTCAGAAACCTCGTTGGCATTTTGCGGCTTATGGATATTTGTGAACTTACCGATAAGCGCGTCGAGAACGTAAACACCGCCTTGGTAGCCAAACATTTTCCACAGCAGGTCGTATTGGCGCTCGGTCAGCCCGCGGGAAACGGCGTCTGCCATTACAACGTTTACGATATAATTGCCATTATGCAGCTTTCCGCGCACATCAAAAAACACGGCAGCGTATGCGGCAATTACGTCCGGCTCGCAACCCACTTTTTCGGCAATTTCCTCGTCAGACGCGCCGGCCAGAATGTAAGCCTCGATAGCCCAACGTGTCGGGGCCTTTTCTTCTGCCCAAACTGAATGCGCCCAGAATAACCCACGGTCTAAACGCACTAAGGCGTATACAGCGTGTGGTTTATTTGCAGCCATAGCGTGACGACGCTTTAGCCGCACAATGCGCCGAATCCACTCAAAACCATCGGAGCCGTCAACGGCTTTGGACGGCTTTGGGCCACCAGCGTCAATTTGCACAGCCCGCAGCCAACGCCAGTTCGGCGCGCGTAGGGGATTGTCGCGTAAGGCGGTCAGCATGTAAAACTTTCTTAGCCGTATTGGTCGCAATTACCAGGCTATCACGGCGAGTTTTGGTCAACAAACCCGAAACAGACTGTGCAGTAATATTCGCTGACGGTGTAGTTAAACTTCACGCTAGTCATTGTGCCGTCGATTCGAATAATGTTGAACCCTTCTGCGCCAGTAAATTGTGTGTACTGAGTAGCGCCTACGGGATTTTGATATGTCGTTTCGCCGCCTGACTCCCAGATTGGCGTAAACGGTTTTGGCGCGCCATTCTCGTCGAGTACCTGTACTGGGACCCCCGTGCCGGGATTACCGACACTAGCAAAAGCAACTAGGGCGTCTGTGACGGGCGAACTAAACGTCGCAGTAAATACCCCGGTCTGCGTGTTTCCAATTTGCTTGCCGCTGCTTGGTACGCCGTAGTCTGCCGGGAAAGTGCCGGGGTTGTACATGCCGCTGTGCTCGAACATCCCGCCACCACTTTGGGTAATTGCGACTGTGATGGCGTTCTGCCCGATTCCAGACGCCGTGGTGGAATCTATGCTCAGCATTCTCATCCACTTGAAACCAGAGTCGCCAGTACACGAAGAGTCATCGCAAGTCGCTAACGGGTTGTAATTGTCGGCGGCTGGGTTCGTGCAGCCATAGACGCATGGAATACATGAGCCGTCGTCACACGTTGCGCTTGGGTTGTAGTTTGTGGCTGTGTTATCCGTGCAGCCATTAACACACGGAGGGCAAACCTGCTCAGCCGTAAATGGCGCCGGCCAATTTACCAACCACGGCCGGGTCGCATAACTATACGCTCTGGCGAGTTCTGCGCCTTCGTTCGTGTAAAGCCACACGCCTGTTATGTAGCGAACCGTTTCATCTCCGTAAACATATGTCTCACGGCCATACGGCGCGTAGTTAATAGGAGAGAGAGTGCGCTCACCAGCAACCCAGCCGGTCATTTTGACGGGGGCAGTTGCCTCCGAGCAACACGAATCGCCGCGACAAAACACCAACTTATCGCCTATAAACACGCGTGCAACATCGTCATCGCCTATTTTAATAGACGTGATGTTGGTGCTGCCTATGTATGTATCGCTGTCTACTATTGGCATAGCGATTACTCGGCAACAATGTAGTACACAGTTGCCGGATCTTTAGTCGCCAATGCGTTATAGCCGGCCTGGGTAATTTTGACGATGTTTGTAAGCACTGTCCCGCCTGTAAGCCCGGTAATGTCGCTCTCTACGTAGTTGTTTGCTCCGCCGCCGCCAATCTCTACCGCCGTGTTGTCTGCAAGTCCGGCGTACAGTTTATTCTCGTCTTCGTCGTACAGCATCTCACCCGGCTGCACGTTGATCGGCGTCAGATTTATTTCGCTGACAATCTCGCGGCGGCGGCGTGGAAAATGCAACGCGCGGAATACGCGCGTAAAAATTTCACCCGGCTCGGCGCTAATTTCGAGGTACGTGAAATAAGCCTTATCGCTAACATCGGTATCCACATCGGCGTGAAAACCGATGCGGTACGCGCCAGCAGAAAGCCGCTCGTTTTCAAGCACAATTGTGTCGACAAGGTCGGAGGGGTCGGGGCTACTGCCTACAAACAATTCGTGCGTAATAGTTTCTGCAACTGGGTCATACGTCACGCGCGCTGTGTAAGTAATGTCAACTGTGAGTGTGTATTCTGAATACACGACGCTTTCTGCAACTTGCCCCATCACGCGCGGATTGCCGCAATTGTACTGAACGGCAATACGTGACGTGTCATCGTCCCAACTCCAGTACGGCTCAGCGTCGGCTTTGAAAAAACAAATGCCGTGATCGGGGCAGGCCTCATCCTCGTCCCCGTCGCTAATGTTGCTGTGCACAAACGTGTAAACGACTACGACAGTTGTTTCGCCACCGATGTCATAGTTCGTGCGAATAGGGTACAGCGCATTTTCCGCGTCGCCAGAGAACCACATGCCGGTAGAGTCAAAACCAAACGCTAAGTTTGCGTCTGGGAACGTATCAAGCCACGCTGGCTGTGTCTGCAGATTGCTAGAAACACTCATGCTATTTCTCCAGTATGTGGTATTTACCGAAGCATCGGCGTTTCGACGGTGACAGTCAGCACAAAGTTCTTGCTGCCGCTACCGTTCGGTTTGATTCGCAGGTACAAAAAACGCTGCGGGAGCGTAGGTGTTCCGTCGCGGTTAAGGTAGGCAACATTAACATCACTATTTTCAGCAATAGCCACGACGTCTTGATCAGAAACTACGTCGGCAAAATCCGAAAGACTTAAAACGTGAAAAGCCTCAGCGGGCAATGTACTGTTCGGCGCTGTCTCTTGGCTGCTGGAATACAGATCGGCTTCAAACTTGTTGTCAGCGCCGTTTAGTTGAACAAGCGCGTATCCGCGCAAAATTGCTCGGTGCGGCATCTTTACCGGCACAACTGTTTCAGTGCCGCTTGCTGCTGTAAATGTAGTAGTGCCCGCCCAAATAGTGCCAGCCATTTTTCACCTATTAAGAGTTAGCTACAGCGCTCAGGTCGATATCCTGCGCGCTATTGTCCGGGTTCGGGTCGATTGTCTTCTGCTTCAGGAAGAGAATAACATCGCCGAGCATTTCAAACGCGTTACGAAGCGAGTCTTCAAGTTCGGGCATGTCGCTCTTGCCATAGCGGTCAGCAAATCGATCTCCGTGCCAGTAGAACATAAACAAGATGCGGCCAAGCTTATCTAACCCCTTGGTTAAGTCGCCCATGTAGCGATCCACAAGCGAGTCGTCACGCACGGCACGTAACATGCTGCCGATCATAGCCGTATCAAATACTTCTTTTTGACCAGACTGCGCCGCGTCAAGAACGCGTTGCAGTTCTTGATCAGTTCCGGAGCCCAGCACGCCCTTATCGTACATTGGGTTTGGATTGTAAACGCTGCGGTCCGTATTAAGAGCAAGCATGTCGGGAACTGGTACGCCCTGATCAATACCGAGTTGCGTGGGCACATTTGTACCCATGACAAACTCGCCGCCCATTACCGGTGACGGCATAGTGGGCGCACTGGGCGCGCCGTTAATCATCATCGGGCCGCCATACGGGTCAGCAGCTAGCTTAAGCCGGCAGGAGAACTTACGGGACGAAGCAGCTCGCGTCAAAATCTCGCGGGCGGCGTCTTCTCGCAGGTGGTGCTCAACAAGCAGATTAACTAGCGCTTGTTTTTCGGAAAGTTTCTTTTCGCCATTTATCTCGACTTCCGTGCCGTTATGTGTTACCTCCAACGAAGCCGTTTTGCTCATTAAGCAAAGCTGCGCGTCAATAAGATTTCCGGGCATGAGAGCTGGCGGGTCGCTTTCGCCGCAACCGCAAGCGCCTTGGTCGTCGGCAGACTCGGCGTCGTCTTCACCCTTGCTGACTTTGAGCAACTTGTAGCCTTCGGGGACAAAGATGTCGCCCATGCTTGAACGCAGGCTGCCGCCCTTTTTGCCGTTAAGGTGGATGCGCACGCCGTCGCGCCATTTATCGTAATTTAGTGGGTCGGTGTAGCAGCACGGCGAAATGTGCCCCTTGGGCGGGAATTTCGAGTGATCTTCAAGATGCGCCTCGTAACTTGTCGTGCCGTACTCCGACTCGCCGTACTCGCGGATAACGCGGAACGGAACTGTCGCGTCGCCGCGCTTGCAGATCGCCATGTGGCGGCCAGACTTGGACACGCTATTGGCTTCTGGCAGTGCGTCAAACCACTTGTCAAACTCTTCGCCTTCAATTCGGGCTAGGGCGAACACTTGATCCGCGCGGGTATTAATCCAGTCCGGTTTGCCGTCTACGCGAACTACGGTAATAAAGTCTGTGCGCTTGGACGCGCCCATCGGATAAGCGGCTACGTAGCAGCGTTCAATGTCACCCGGCTTAACGAGGATGTCGTACAGCCCGCTTTGAGTGGGGTTGAAAAGCTTCTTATCTACTTGGATATGATACGGAATTGCCACGTTATCGCGGTCGCGCTGATCGTCGATAAGAATACCGTCGTTTAGAAGTTTTTCTTGATCTTCTTCTGTGTGTCCGGGGGGCAGCATCGTTTGGATCGTTACGTCCATAGTTACGATCTTTAAGCCCTTGAGAGCCTTTGGCTTCTCAGGCGCCTCTGACACAATGCTGGCGATTTTTGGCGCGTTTTCACGAATCTTGGCCGCGTCAATGGCTTCTTTAATAATATTGAGCCCGTGAAACTGCTCAATAGCCGACGCTAGTTGCGGCGCGCGCTGACAAGCCTTAACGAGGAAGTCGAGCGTCTCAAGCCGGGCCGACTTCAAAAAAGTACCCAGGTCGAGGCTCACGCTGATTTCTTGAAATGCGGCGGTGGTGTTCAGCGTTGCAGCTTTTGCAAACGCCGGCATGGCTTCTGTGATCATTTCTTTAAGCGTCGGGTTTGCCGAGCCGAACTTAGACGGCGAGCGGCTAAGCTGCGTAAAGTCAGGCTGCCGTTGGCCAAGCCGAGAAAGGCTGCGGTCGACGCCGTGGCCGAGAATACCGGGTTTTCGGTTAATGAGATAATTAATCCAATTTTCTTTGAGCGGTACAAACATGTCCTGATTTTTCAGGTACAGCAGTTCGTGACCCTTTAAGTCGCCGTTTAAAAAGAACATAGGCGCGTACAGCCACATCGTCCCGAGCTTAAACGCAAAAACACCAACAGCCTTGGTATTTTCGTTATTGCGGTCGAGAAGCTGAAAGCCGACTTCGTGGTCAAGTAGGCCGGGAGCTTTGTCTTGCAGGTAAGCGTGAGCTAAGTTGCTAAATGCCTGCTCAAACGGGGTGTCGTCACCATTGCCGCCTAACGCCGCGTACTTAACATTCGAGCGGGAGTATTGCCCCAACTTCTCAAGTTGTTGCTTCCAAGCGGGTTTGTTACTTTTTTTGTTGTACACAGCCACCTCCATGCGGCATTTGCGCTATTCGGAAACAGATAACTGATAATTTACCTGTATTTGACTTTGCGATCCACTGTTTTATGGTTGCGATTGCCATCCGGCAGTCGCGCCGGACAGGCCAAACGTCTCTCCACGAGCCAAAGTAGGCACAAAACTGCTACCAGCCGTGTCGCTCACGCCGCCGCGATGAGTAGCATTTAATAAGCTTTTTTGCTGATACGAGCCCATCATGCGCGTCATCCAGTCCGGGTCTGTAGCAACGCTTGCCATACCCCGCACCATCTCTGGCTCAAAAGGTGGCGGCTCTTTGTGGGCTTCAATGTCTTTGATGCCGTATTTGTCAAAGTTGTCTAAAACAGATTTGCCAATTTTAGTGCCAATTGAGTAATGCAGCACCGGCTTTTCTAAATAATGTCCAGTTAGGCTTTTTGGGTTACCGTGTACGCTCCCGGTTCTCGGCTGCCATGACCGCTCCAGCATAGAATACGGCACAATATCGTCTGGCACATAATCGCCGTATTCGTCGGTCAACCGGACATGATTAATGAGTCCGCGAGATAACAATTCAATGTTACGCCGATGTCCAGTGATTCCGCTATTACCTAGTACTTGCCTCATAGCCTGTACGAAATAACGGCGGCCCTCTCCGACTCCTTTGTATTTGACTATTTCGGCCGGGCTGGGCATACCCTCTGACAACACGTCACCGGCTTCAAGTACATCGCCTTTTTTCACCTTAAGCGCCACGTCTGTCGGCACGTAATGTTCTTTTCCGGCAACAATCACGTAATGGCCGCCTTGTGGCGCCAGCCGAATATCTTGCACTGCACCGTCTAATTGAGAGTGGGTGGCGCCACTGGGGTATTTTTCCGGCACCTGCACTAAAGCATTAAGCGCTTTAAATCCAGAAATAGCGCCAGCTCCGCCTACGCCGCCAGAGTGCTTAGAAGAAATCTGGCTTTGTGTAACTGGCTCAGCTAATGCTTGGGCGGCGGCAATTCCAACATAATCACCAATCGGCGGTAACCGGTTCTTTTCGCGGTATCCGACATCCTTAGAGTACACACCGCCGTCGGCTGGCCCGCCTACTGCGGGGCTACGCACTAGTATGTCTTTAATGTCAAGTTGCTTTAGGTCTTTTAATATTTTTGGCGTAAGCACCGTGTTCCGTTTGTACGGCCCGGAGGCTCTGGCCAGTAGCGCACCTTCGTTGTCTACATCGTCAACGTCCGACGGAAAGCCGCGATTATCGGCGCCGGCCAGTAACTCAGGCTGATCCTCATCATCAGACGTGACGAGCAACCTGTGATTCATTTGCGTTAACTGTTTGGCAAAAAATCCAGCGTCAGACGTCGCAGTTTTTAAGTCCATCAAACCTTTGCGCGTGCCGAACGCCCCAGCAAAATACTCCACCGGACGCAAGCCCTGACTGTAGCCGTGCATCACCGGAATTGGAATTGGTTGGTTGCGATGATCTACGTACTGCATGTCGGCGCCAAGAATGCTATTAAGCTGAAATTTATTTCCCTTAACGCCAGACGACACTTGATGAAAGAGCGGGTTATCTTGCTCTTCAGCGTCTTTGTAAACAATGTCGATAAGTTCTTTTTGAGCCTGCGACGATAACTCAAGTATTTTAAGGTTCCGAGATTTGTCGTCGAGGCTAGCGTCGCTCAGCACGCCGCGCAGCTTTTGTTTAATTTCTTGTTGCTTTTTTTGCGCAACAATCGACGTGGTGATGGCGTCTAAACCGACGGACATACCGTTTGTCGTGTACGCAGTTTCAGCGCCGATATCTTGCATCTGCTTCATGACCTCGCGGTACTTGTCTGGGTACCGCGTGGCCAGATCAGTAGCGAGTCCAGTCACGTTTTTCTTCGTCAGGACGCGATTGTAGTCTCGCATGTCCGCGGGAAGCGCGCTATTTATCAGAAGTTGTCCAAGCGTTGTTTTTAACATTTCACAACAAGCTCTTTGTTTCTTCTATTGATTTTGGCTTAACGTCGTGTACTGTTGTAACTTTATCAAAACCTAACGCTTTAAGAACGGCAGCAAAATTACTGTCGCCCGCCTGCGCCGTTACAATCGCGCCGTTATCGACTTCTACCGCTACGTACAGAATATTTCCAAAACGATCTTCAACGATAACGCTATGCGCGTCAGTAACACTTGGTTGAAGATAGTGCTGCGTTTTAACGAGCATTCCGCATCAAGCTCCTGTACAGCGCTGAAGCTGCGGCTGCTGAAACTTGTAAGTTAATTTGCTGCGCTTCTGTACGCGCAACCGGGTCACCGATATACGAAGCCGATTTCGTCGAGTCGTCAACCTGCCACCAAGCGGCTTTCTCGGGCGGGATCGGGGCTACTGCGCCGCCGTTTTGCGTGGGGTCTTGCCCGGCGTACACATCCGGCGGCAATTGCCCACCGGCGGAGGGATCGGCTGCGGCCGTAGGCGCGTTAGCAGCGCCCGGCAAAGCTGACTCAACTGACGGCGCGCTGGTCGAGCCCGGCGGGAGAACAATCGCCTCAGGCGGTAATTGCACGCCCATTGCATTCATGATCGCCGTAAGCTGCTGCTGCATGTTGTACATGCGGTAATCAATCATTTGCATCATTTGTTCCGGCTTAAGTTTTTGCTGCGCGCCAGCAGGTGCGGCGGCGGGGGCCGGAGCAGGAGCCGGGGCGGGGGCAGGGGCCGGTGCGGGGGCGCCAGCGCCCATACCCATGTCCATAGGAGCAGCGGCCATCGCGGCCATCGGGTCAGCGCCCATAGCAGCCGGATCCATCGGGGGCGCTCCCATACCGCCCATGGCGGCAGGATCAGCCGAAGGTGGTGGTACGGCGGCAGCTTTTTGCATGGTCGCGCGGGCAAGGCGCAAAAGTTCGTAATTGATCATGGACATGAAAATCTCCTTGTTTGGTGGCCCTAATCATTCTCCACAATATGTACCGGCGTGTCGACCTCAATATCACCACGCCGATAAGCGGCAATGGCATCTTTGGCGGATTTAAAGACTCGCGCGGGCGACTTCTTGTTAATCCGGTTGGAAGCAACATACAGGCCAGATTGTAATTCAGCTACTGGGGTGTAATGACCCTTAAACGTTGACGCCGCAAATAAATTACGACTTGGCAGCATTTTTTCAGCGGCTTCTCGGCCGGCTGCGTCAGTGCTAGGCACATGGAATTGCATGGCGTCGCCATCGAAGTCAGCGCCGAAACCATTGGTTACAAGCGGGCTCACTTCCATTGTTTTGTTTTTAGTAAGACGCGGATAAAACGCCATTATGCCGTAACGGTGCAGTACCGGCGCGCGATTAATAATAATTGGCCGAGAATTCATTTGCTGGTTTAATTCACCGCGGGCCATATTGTTTTTGTCGTCAAACGACTTAATTGCTTCCATGCGCGGTAACCCCCGACGCACCAGCCCGCGCACAATAAACGGCTTATAAATTTCCCACGCTTTTTCTTCGGGGAGGGCAACCTGATCCATATCCAAATCAGGATTAGGCGTAATTACAGCTCGACCAACAAGATCCACAGTTGAACTAAGAAGTTTGCGCTGCACAGTGCCGTACTTTGGCGAGCTTCCAAAAATCTGCGATAAAAAGCCGCGCACTCGTCGCTCGACGTTCTTGGCCTGCACAGGGTCGCCCATGCCCGTGACGCCCTTCATTGCGTCGTATAGTCCCAGGCGTTCGTTGCCGACTTCAGTAAATACGCCAGCAGAATCTTTTAATACAGAGTTTGCGTCGAGCAGTTCTTTGTACAGATAATTTGCGTCGGCAACGAGCGGTAGTTTTTTCTGCCCCATCGTCGAGACGGGCCGGAACGCTGGCGGTATTACCGGCATCTTGGTCAGCATCCACTCCTCGGGATGTGTGCCAGTCTTTTCTGAAGTTTTTAAAAACGCTAGTTTTCGAACGGCGGCATCCCGCGCGACCTTGCGGCCGGACTGAATATCTTGACGCGCCTGCTCTATAGCTTTAGGCACATTAATACGCTTTAGCGCGTTCTTAATAGCCATTGGGCCGGTTTCGTCATTAAGCTTCTCTTGTCCGGCTAAGATATCTCTGAACTTTTTCTCGGTAAGCCCAAGAGTGCGCCTAATCGGTTCTTCCATAACCGGATTTGGCATAGGCTCGTGCAGAGTGATCTTAGCCCAACGATTACCGTTATGGCCGCCAGTAAGCCCTTCGTCAAAAAGCCCGCCGGTCTTGGGGCGCAGGCCAGATTTCCAATCAACTGTATCGGCGTTCTGTATTTCGCGGTCGCCCGTAAGCTTGTCAATTTCTTTGTCAGTCAACGCCATGATGTGCGTCTTTGTGCCTTCGCGGACGGTGGTAATACCTGCACCCCGAAGCTGCTCAACAAATTTTGTGTAAACTTGCGGAATCTTTGGAAGCGGCGGCGTATAGCCCGCCATTACCTGCGACCAATATTCTGGATTAGCTTGCCCGCGCACCATTTTGGCGTCGCGAATAACCTGCCCAGCGCCGTGCGAAAGCAAAGCACCCAGATCGAGCATGCCGATGCGCTTAGCGCCTTCAGGCCCGCCCTTGGCTGGCGTGCCTTCAGCCGTGTATCCGCCAGTAGACCGGCCCTGCGCTTTGCTTTCGCTCGTGTGGTGCAATTTCATGAAGAAACGATTACCAGTAAGCACGCCTTTAATTTTGCGCCCAGTCTCGGGGTCAGTAACGTCCTCGAGATCCGTAAGTTGATGTTTTCGTAATTCTGCTTTTGCAAAAGCAATAAGATCAGTCTGGTCGTCAAAGTCTTTAATCTTGAACGGCTGCCCAGTTTTTTCAGCTACTTTACCGAGCGCTGCTTCTACGATCTGAGACGGATTAATTCGGCTGGCTAAACCGAGCGGGCTGACAAGCACCTCTATTGGCCGGCCTTGCGCATCCTGCGGCATTTGATCGTCAGCAATAATGCCAGCCACGACGCCCTTGTCGCCGAAGCGCCCGGTGAGTTTGTCGCCTACTTCCATCTGCGCTTTGCTTTTAACAATTGCGCTGTACCCCTTTTTTGTTTTAGCGATGTCAGTGACGACGCCCGGGGAGTGGTGATCCCAAGTAACAGAGTCATTAGTGAAGTTAGCCGACTTGCCGCGAAACACCTGCCCGTATGTGGTTTCCCGCGCTTTGCTCACGAGAATAAGCGGGTCGCCGTACGTGACAACAGCGCCTTTTTTGATTACGCCATTATCGTCAAAGTTATCTAAAGTTTTTTTGTCATACTCACTTGGGAACAAGCTAACAAATTTCTTCTTGTCTATGTGCGTGTTGTCGTCCGCGTCGGCTTCGTGCTGATACATGTGCTCAGATGTCAGGCGCTTTGCTGCAGACTCAGATATCACCACTGAGTCGTCGTACACAAGCCCGCGGAACGGCAAGTAACCTACGCGCATATTTAAACCAAGCGCCGCAGTGCCGTTCTTGTCTGTAAAATTTGACTGCGCAATAAGCTGGCCGGGTTTAACTGTATCGCCGGGTTTTACAGCTGCTGTTTGTGTCCAGAAAGTTTTTCGATTAAACGGCGCGTCATTGTAAAGCTCAACTGTTTTTTGCTCACCGTCTTTGTTGCGTAAAACAATCTCGTCTGGCGTAACAGATACAACCTGCGAAAGTTCGTCGGCGTATGCGGCACCCATGCTCTTGCCCATATCGTCTTCGTACGAGCGCGATGGATCGTCGGCGATAGCTGATTGAATAAACGGCGATTCAGCGTTGACAAGGGGCAGCGCCTGCGTAAACATGCGCGAACCCATGATAACGCGGTGACCTTTCATCATGGATTTGAGCGGCACCATATTAGACAACATCGAGAAAGACGCATCCATATTTGGAGCCATGTACTGCGCTTGATCGCGCGGAATGTATTTCATTTTGCCGTTAACAATTGCGGCCACGGTTGGGAGGTCGCTTTTATCCTCGCCCGGGAACACAAGCGGCATATCAGCAATGTCCTGCGGCGACTTGTACTCAAGCTCGCCTGTCTTCAGATTCTTCACTTTCATGTATATTTTGCCATCAGAGCCTTTTACAGCACCGCGGGCGAACCGCATGTCTACACCTACTTTTCCAGACTCCGGCGTGCGGAGATAATCTACAAACCCGAAGTGACTCGGCTGCACGCTGCGCGATTCTTGCGGCACGGCGTCAAGCGAGCTAATGCCACCTTCGCCTAATCTGGTAACCCGCGTTTGATGGTCGTAAATTTCCGCCGGATTAATTTCTTCGAGACTAGACCCGAGACCGCTACCAATAAGCGCAGCCACAATCGCTTTATTAAACGCACCAGTCGGTACATGATCGAGTGTTTTCTTCGCCGTGGCTTTCCATAGCAGTTGCCGCAGCATGGCCCTATCTTTTGAGAAGCGTTCAGCAATTAAATCTTCAGGGCCAAGGACTTGTTGAAAAGCCATGCTGTCGCGGTCGTCTGATTCGGTCTCTTTCCGGTTTACGGCAATCAGCTTCTTCGTGATCTTGAGGATGGCGTCAGGCGTTAAATTTTTGATAGGCTCGCCAAGCGTGCGCTTTGTCACCTCGGGATCCATCTCCATTTTTAAAAACTCGTCGGCGATGGCTTTTTGTTTTCCTGGGGCGTCAATGCCGGGTATGGCTTTGTAGACAAGCCGGCTATACAGCTTGTCGAGCGTGCCGGCGTCGCCCTTTTCCATATTCACAGCGGTGAGCTCGTTGCCCCACGCCTTGCGAATATCTTGCTCTGAAGTGCCTAGCGCTTTAAGCAGCGGCATAAGCGGAATCTGCGCTTGGCCAATATTGATCTTGAATACGCCCGTTTTAGGGTCAAGATAATATCGGTGCATTCGGCCTTTTCCGGGAAGCACATTTACATGCGCTTCAAGTTCGCCGTTGTCTTTTTCGCGGGTGTATACGCCCGGGCGAAGTCGCATCTGATGGGCCAGCGTGTACTCCACGCCATTATGCACAAACGTACCAGCGTCGGTCATATACGGCACATTAGCCAACGTTGACCGCTTTTGCGCAATAACCGCGCCTGTTTTGTTGTCCGTTAGATTCCACGTACCGCGCAATTTTCGCGCGAGGGAGCCGTGAGAGAGCACAGCCTGCTTGTGATCTTTTTTCGTAAAACGCTCGGGGCCTTCGTAACCTACCTCGCCAAGGCTGAGCGTATACAGATCGTTCTGGACAGGTTTAATACCGCGGGCTTGAGTCGCCGCAGTATCAAAAATATCTTCTCGAGTAAAAACGGGCTCGAACGGCGCTACGCCAATTGCAGACTGCTGCGATTGCTGAAAGATATTTTGGCGTAACGCGTTAACGTCGCCAAATTCTCGGGCTTGCGGCCCTAAGATCGAGTTTGACTGTTCGGGAAGTGGCATAGTAGCGGCTCATCGAGTTAGTCAGCGATTTGCTTAATAGCCGCAATTTGTTCCGGGTCAACATAAATTGGCGCTGCCCCGGCAATGCGCGCTCGTGCTTTCTGTGCACGCGATACAGCCTTATCTCGGCTGCGTTCACGCGTCCAGTCGTATGTCATTTTCCCAGACAGCGCGCCAAGCCCAAGCGTCGACATTACGTACGCATTCCAAACAGCCGGATACTGCCGCATAATGTCAAACGGAAGCTTGGCCAGGGCGGTGCCGCCGGCCGCCGCGGCCGGCATTACAGCTTTTGCGGCGCCAGAAACCGCGGTAAGCGGGCCTGAAAATGTGCTACCGATAGCAGTTAAAAGCGGATTATCGGCTTGCTTTGTAACTTCGGCAAATTTATTAAACGCCGCATCAAGCGCAGCGGCTTTACGCCCGATTAACGCGCGCTGATATTCTTTCTTTGCGGCGTCAACTTGGTCGTTCAGTTCGTCTTTTTTCTTTTGAGCTATAATAGCATTCATAAGCGACGAACCGCCGTAAATGCCGAGGCCGGTGGTCGCGACTAGCGCGGCGGCTCGGGCCGCACCGCGGTCGGCTGGATTGCTCAATACTTTATTGAGCAAATTACCGGGGGCGCTGCTAATAGTCTCTAAAATACCTGCTTCGGCGATCTTCTCGTCCTCGTCGATTGACTTAGAGCCCGGGCCAAACTTTGTGTATTTTTGTTTTGGCTTATTTATTCCGCTGAGTAAGTGATACAGCTTTGCGCCGCCCAGCCCTAGCCCCGCACCGGCAAGCGTGTACTTCAACAGGTCGGGTCCAAGCACCGCGGCCGAGGCGGCGTCCGACTTCGCTGCCGCGCGGGCGGCGATAGCGGCGGCGTTTTGCTCAGTAGCGCCATTCGGCATTGAGCCGCCCAAGGCGTAATCAAGCCCCGAACTCAGCGGGTCTGTAACGTATTGAGTGAGCCAGCTAGCTTTTTTTGTTGTCATTATTGCACCTTTGGCGGCAACATGCCGTAAACTTGCGCCCACTCTACCCAGACACGAAAATGCTTATGTTCGTCGTCCCAGTTGTCGTTGCGGCGTTGAAGTAAGTACCATCCATTAACTATTTTATCGTTTACGTCGTCAAATTCCGCTTTCTGCGCCGGATCCCATAATTCAAACATTTTGCTCTTAAAATCGAGGCGGAGATCGATATTCTCCATCTCTTCTTTTTTAAGATCGGGCGGCAGCGCATTTCCGCGGACAGGGTACCCGTCCACTGTTCCGGGCCAGTGCAGACGTTCGCCGCCATGCGACTCGCCACCGGTTTCGCCATAGTATTTTTTAAGGCTCACGACTACCCACGCCCCAGCCGGTACTGCCGAACCTTTTTACGATTTTTAGCTTTATCCGCATAAAGCTTGTAGGTTGCGGCTAATTCTTGCGCTTTAAGCTCGTCGTCATCTAGTGCTGGCTCAAGCATTTTGGCGGTACCGTAACCAAGCCCCGCGCCACCAATAATTGACCCGGCGATCGGGACGGCCGTGATCATCTGGAGAGCACCCGCTAAGGTTTTACCGGCACCGACGATCATGCCCGCCGCCGTCCCGCCGCCAATAGTCACGGGCGAGAGTTTAACTAACTCTGTAGCCCGTTTATTAAAACTAGCGACTTGATCCAGCCGCGCGTCGAGCTCGGCGCCAGTCAGCTTTTCTTCGGCGCATCGGGTCAAAAACCCGAGCTTAAACCCATCCTGCGCTGTAATATCCATCAGAAGTCTCCGGGGAGGATGAGCTTCTTTTTACCAGATTGCCCCGAAAAAACAGAAAAGTCAGGTGATACATGCTTGCCGGTATCCCGACCTACAGGCAGAGAAGGGGGCAGGGCGGTTGAGAAATTCCCAGACGAGGACAGCGAAACAGCACTTTTACGGTTTGGCCGGTGACGCATAAACCACGCGTCGACTTTCGGGTCTGTCCTGTCGCCTTGATTTTTAGCGTCACGCGCGCACTCGGCCATCATGTCAACGCCCTGCTGTAAATCCATGCGGTCGTGGGAGAGCCACCGCTTGCCGGGGTTCTTAACCATCATCTCGCGCAGCTGTTTCGCTTCAGCACTAAGCGCGGTGGCACGCTCCAAAAACTCCCGGCGGGTTAGCACGAAGAACTCGCCCGTCTGCTCGTCGTGCAGACACACAAAGCCGTTTTGCGCGTAAAATTTAAGTCCGCGGTACGTGTAGCACTTACCAATCACATCCTTGCGGTCAGCCATGATGTCCTCATTTATTTACCGGAATTGTGCATGTACCAGATACGCAATTATCAGGTAACGCGCGTTGCTGTAATTTCATAACCGGCGCCAGTTTTGACTCAGCGTTTACTTTGCCGTCTTTCGGTTCGCAATCCGGGCAGTCCGTCCAGTGCAGATCGTCACCTGTGCGGATTCTACCCGTACCTTTACATCTTGTGCAGTCCTTTGTGTCGACTAATACTTTTGGCGGAATTGCGTCAGGAAGGAAAGAAACATAAGCAGCCTCTGCAGCGACCATGCCGACACAATCTTTTTTGGGCGATTCGGCATACGTCACCGGGGCTAAAAGCATAAGCCACTCAAACATGTGAACTACTCCAAATCAGACGTGTATTTAAATATTGCCTAACGAGCCATAATGCGGTAGTTTTTTACGCGGCCAACCGTTTACGCCAGAAATCGCCACCATGTATCGGTTTTTGATATCAGACCATTTTGCCCAAAACGCGCCAATTGGAATATCGAAGGCCGTGCCTAAAATCCTGCGGCCACCTTCATTCCACGCGCCCCAACTATTTTGGACTAATATAAGCGGCTCGCCGTAAAGTTTAATAGTCTCGGGTCGGTCGTCCGCGGCCAGATAAGCAAGCGCGTGCGCCCAGCTCCCGCTGCGCTTAGACACGCCATTAGCGTCGCGCTGGTCCGAAAAGCCCTCACTACCGCAAGAACTTACGCAATAACCGTTAGCGAGTAAGTCACGCAAGACTTCGTATGTCTCGACCTCGGTAATTGTTTGTACGCGGTGGTCTTTGCCTACTGCAAGCCAAGAGGTTGGCGGAGTGCGGGAGCCATAGAGCCCAGCGTTACGCGAACTGTATTGCGTAAAATCAACGTTAATCTCGTCGTATTTTTTACGCAGCCAGAGGCCACTCTCGTTTAGCGCTACTTGAGCAGCTTCGGCGCAGCTCCAGCCGTCGCCACCGTGCCGGCGCCAGTTATAAAACGCTTCTGTGCTTAACACGCCGTTTAAACGCGCTGTGTCGCTAACTTCTGGCGGGCCTTCAAGCCGCTCTGATTTTGGATCAGGAACGCCGCAAGTAATATCGCAGCACATGGTGCCGAGACACGCGTTTCGCGTCGACCAACTTACACAGTCACCGCGGCCCTGCGCTCCGCCCGGTAGGCAGTCTGGATAAATTTTTAAGATCTCGAGGAAGGGCGCAGAAAGTTTTCCTTTGCCCGTCTCCTCGAGCCTATATGCGGAGCACGCCATAGCCCCATCCGGAATACCGCCCGCACTTTTAATTTGCGCGCGCAATGCTTCCGCAGCTTCGGGGTTGCTGTAAGCGCCCACGAAACCTGTCTGATATGCCTTTGCAACGTCAAAGACGCTGTCAAAGAATTGCTCTTTATCGGCCATGGCGTGCTCCAGCTAGTTCACTCAGCCGACTCAGGCTCGACTACTGCCTCAGGCTCGACTACTGTGTTGGTATCGACCACGACTTGCGTTGCCGCTTCGTGTGTCTCGCCGACAAGCGTTACCCCGAAAAACCCGGGCTGCGTCGGGGCAACCGTATCAACGGCAACAAACGTTACCGTGGCGGGCTCCGACGAATTGCCGGCGTCATCGACGTCGACAAGCGTTAAAACAACATTCGAATCTTGCGGCACAGAGATTACGCCGAGCTCAACTGAATCACCGGCGTACGACGTCGAACCCTTCGATTCGCCGTTTACGGTTACCGTTACAACACGCGACACGACATCCCCATCAACGGGGGCGCCGGCGGAAACTTTATATGAAAGCATATCTGCCATTTGGTTACTCCTAAGTTGAACCACCCTCAAACCAACTGGTGTACTTGTGGACAACGCTAGCGCGCGCCACATTGAATACACCAACAAAACAACGCCTAAAATTACAAACGCCAAAAAACTAATCATTGTTACTTTTTCTCAGCTGGTGCCGATTTGGTCACCGCAGAATCAGCAATGATATCGCAAGCTGTTACCAACTTTTTAACCGTGTCTGGGTTTAGCTGCACGACCTCTTCGGTACCCATTTGCGCTTTAATCACGTCATTAATCGCAACGTCAAGCCCAGGGTACTTATTTACTTGATCTACGGCTAGTTTTAATGTGTTTGCGTGCAGTACCGCAAAACGCTCTGTTGTATTTACTAGTTTGCCGTTATCTCGCGCTACCACGGTCTTTAAACCAATATAAATGCTTTGTACCCGAGCGCGATCGGCGTCGGTGGCGTTTTGCAGCAGCTTTACGATAGTCGGATCGGTAACGACAACGTGGTCCGGCGCAACAACAGGCGGCTTAACAGGAAATTTAATGTCTGCTAGGCCGTTCGGGAATACGAACGACAGCAACAGCAAAAGTCCAAGAAACCAAACTACTTTTTTCATACAACACCCTTAGACGGTTGTTGGTACTCGACAATTACGCGAAGCAGCGTTGTGCACGCAGTTACGCCATCTTCGCAGCCTTCCGCGGCCAGCCGATCACGCAGCTCTGTGACAGATTTAATATCCGCTACGAGAGAAACAGCAATTGACGGTTTAACCTTCGGGGCTGAATCGTTAAAAAAAGCGGGAACAGCCAGCTTGACGAGAGGCGCTAGTTGTTTGACGTACGTCAAAACTAGCGTAAACAAAAATAATCCGGCTAAAACGCCTTGAAACAAACTCATAGTAACGCTCCGTTTATTGAGATACGAGTATTTTATCAGAACTGCGGCACAAGCCTATATGGTTTTCCATTAATTAAAATTGTGCCGCTAACGTCTACAACGCCCTTGTTCTTTTTTTGTGTGTTTTTACTGACTTTACCGTAAAGTTTTACCATCTCGTCGATGTCGCCTTTTTGCGGCTTGGTGACAGTTGGGTCGTAGTAGGGCGCCATTAAGTTACCACGGCCAAGGTGCTCTAAACCAAGCGCGTGTCCAAGTTCGTGGCAGGTAACGGCTACTGCCATGTCAAAAGTCCACTCCTCCGCTTCGTCGTACATCTGGTCAAGCTGCATGTTTGCCGTAACACCGCACGGCAGCTCGCTCCACGCGAGCGTGCCGCCGCGGTCGTCTAGGTTCACGCCGCGGCCTTTCCCAGACCGCGCGTGGATGTTTGCGTGATTAACGTCGTCTACACGCACGGGCTCGATAGCGCACACATTAGCCCACTGCATAATAGCCGCGTCAAACGCCAGCGTAGCCTGCACATCAGTAATGCCGGGCAGCACTAATTTAGAGTGATACGTAATGTTTTTATGCGGCCATTTACACACGTTATCTTTGCTCGTGATATTAAAGTCTGGCAAACCACAGCGGTGGCGGGCCATGACGTGCGCCGTACGCGGGCCCACAATGCCGGTCGGCTCAAGGCCGTGAAAATTCTGATACTCACGAACAACGGCTTCTAATGACTTGCCGCTAATTTTTTTAATTTGCGCCCACGACTGGCTACCGAAGTAACCAAGCTTCTGCAGCCGCTTGAGTATCTCTGTTGCTGATAAAACGTTTTTTTGTTCTGATTTTGATTTTGCCATGATTTGCTTCCTTGCAAGTGTTATTCATGCGGCACCTTCTTGCGCCGCCAATTGCAAAATTTCTGATAGCTCTTCGTCAGAAGCGTTTTCTGAGGCGTCCAGCAGAGCATCAAATAACACGTTTTTGCCGCAGTCTGGTTTGCCGCAAGTTTCTTGCCACAGCGCGTCTAGTTTTCTACGCAGCCGAATTGTGCGTAAGCGCGGAAGCGTCCGAGCATTGCGCAACCAGTTAACAATCTTTGCGTCAGAATTTCGATTGCGGCACGCTATGATAACCTGCACGATAATCGAAATTGCCATTAAGATCAGCATAGGATCGAATCGAGCCAGCCCGTCAGCGCGAAAAGAAAGCTCACTTAAAAGACTTTCCCTTGCTCGCCGCAAAACCTGACTCGATTCGATCCTAGCGATTAACGGATCGTTAGTAGGCACTGTCCGCACGCATACGCTCAACAAGCAGCGTTTCCGCGTAGCGGTATTGCGCTTGAATAGCTTCCTTTTTCACAGCCTCGCGGCCGCCTAAGTATTTCCACACAATAAAGCCGTTAACGCTAATTGTGCCCGCGGCGGCAATAAGCGCCGTAACAGCCTTTGTGACTTCTTGTGCGTTGTTCGAATCAAGCCAACCAACTACTGTAGCGGCAGTAATTAAATTTATGGCCACTGAGCTCACCATCGAAACAAATTCGGGTGTAACCCAATTTTTGTTATCTACTACGTCAGTAGCGGCGTTATTTAATACGCGCAGCTCGGCACGAAGGGCGTCAACGGGCTGCTTACTAACAGATGTTTTCTTTGTAGTCATGTAAATAAATCTCCTTGTAGCTGATATTCTCGCTAATCGACATGCGCAACGCAAGACGCTGTTTAATTATATTGTCACCGCATACCAAAAAGCGGCGGTACAACAGCGTGTAACATGCCAGCCCACAACCCGGCATCTTGGATTTTTTCTTGGGCCATAGGGGTTAAACCAGCTAAAGCTCCGAGCGTCCGCCCAGCGATGTTCGCCGTGGCTAAACCAACGCCCGCAGAAACCAAACCGGTAATAACAGTAGCCGGGCTAATAATAGAAGACCGGGCCTGTGTAGAAAGCCCTGTCATTAAGCCGGTAGTGGCAGCAGCTACCGCGGGGCTCGTGTGCGGTACGATACCCGCCTGACTGTAACCTTTGCTAGCGTCAGACCAGACAGCGCGGTTAAACGCGTCTACAGGGATGGTCGGAGCGTATAACCCAGTGTTGCCTTGCGTTTTATCGGCGCCAAAAAAATTCGCTTTTTTTCCGGGGACAGGCGGTTGCTCGTTTGGAAGCTTAGCGTTGTTGCTGGTTACCCAAGAGTTTAAATAACCCGTACCCGGCAGCTGCCGCCGAATTTCTCCGGCGTTTAACGCTCCGTAACCTAATCCAATTAAACCGCCGGCAATACCTAACGGTTTTCGTAATTGCCCGGGCTCTAAAAAACGTTCTGGAAACAACTGCTCGGCTAACGTGCCGGCGCCGTAACCAATTCCGCCAAGAAGCAGGCTCGACACAATAGCGTTTGATAGAGGGGTCGGCCCGCCGAGGGCCGTATTTGCTGTGTTCCAGCCAGCGCCGATAGTTTTCGTCATACTGGCTTGCTTAATTAAAACACTATGCGTGCTGTCCGGGGTTGTTTGCGTAAACAAAATTGGCACGCCGGCGTGGAGCGTATTTGCGTACGCTTCTTTTACGCGATTTGACAGTCGGTTTGGCGTATGTACAAATATTTCATTTTTCTCAGGTTGCCAGCTAATTGTTGCAATAGCCAAAATGCCGGTCTCGCTGGCTACCTTGTTATGCATTAACTGTAACGCGCACGCTGTCGGCAAGAGAGCCTGCACGCGCGCAGGAACTTGCTGCCACTCCGCGAGCGTAAGTTGTGTCGGTGGAATACTCATGACAGAAACGCTCGCCAAAGTTGCACTACAAATAAACAAGACATAACAACCCAAATAAAAATGCCGCACACATACGCGATGTTGAGCCACGGTAACTTTGCAAGCTCTTTTTTTAGTTTTGTTATTGGGATACGTTGCAAAATTATCAAGGCGCGGATGTAGTTTACGAACTGAAGATTGCTTGGGCGGATTGCGGGAATTTCTGGTTCCGGTGGTGTTGGTGGTGTTGGTGCCGGCACAGGTTCTGGTAAAGGCGCGGGTGCCGGATCAGGCTCTACCTTTTTTGGCGTAAACCAATCTATGATTTTTGTTATGACAGGGGCGGCCATTTTATGACAACGCAGCGAGTACGTTGCCTCCGTGACGGTTAATCATCTGCGTCGCGAAACCGGGCTGTTTAGGAGCCTCACCGCGAGCTAGTGCCATATTTTGCTGATGCCGGTAAGCCGGGTCTAGTGTTTTGCGCCAGCTTTCAGTATTTGCCTGCATATGCAGTTGATTGTCGCCTCTATTTTTTACGGTCATTAGATGCTTTACGAAATTACGCCACACAGATTCATCTTTGCTGTAAGCGACAGGCGTAGCTTTAAGTTGCGCTAGATACGGCTCAGCTTCTGCTGCTTTTGCGCGCACCTTTACGTCAGGCGGAATAATAGTCGGGTCGGCGTGGAACTTGAATTTAGTGGGGTCATGCGTGACGCCCATGTGATGCGGCAGCGGGTCGTCCACGTACCACTCATTCGGGGCCTTGAGCATTAATTCGCGTAAGATAGCATTCTTTTGATCGTATCTTTTAGCGTCAGAATGCTCTTTGGCGGCACGCAGCTGCAAAATAATTGCGGGTGTTTTATTTACCGTTTCTTTTTGCTCTTTGTGCGTATAGTAGGCGGGCTCTGTTTGCAGATAATCCTTGGCAATTTCTTTGGCGATTTGATCATTGTCGGTATGTTCTCGCTCATCTTCGACTCCCGTAGCTAATTGTTTAGGTGAGAATTTACTGTCGGGGATATTGTCCGCCGTAACGCTCGGAAGAATATCGGCAGCTGTCTTTTTAGCGGCGTTAGCAATAATATGCTGCAAGGCCGCGAGTCGGCCGGCGGCGACACTTGGCGCCATAAAGTTTTTGTGGCCTGCCATCATTTCCGCTGCTGCGGACGGGTTGTACATCTTGCGCTGGGCTGCGTCCCACTTATCAAGATTTTTTCGTCGCAACTTATTAAGAATGTCCACCGCGACAAAATGAGTGCGAGACCCCGCAAAATTGCGCTGTTTTTCTTGACGATGTTTTTCGCTCCACGCATTGTCTACCGGGGCTACTGGCAATACACGCGGATTTGTCGCTTTTATGCCGGTCTCTTCTTCAAGTTCGCGAATCGCCGCTTGCCCGGGATCTTCACCGGGATCTATACCGCCCCCCGGAACAGCAAAAGATTTGTCTGTATTCCAAATTCCGCCGTAAATGCGGCCTTTAGGGTCGTGCGCGTAAACCTCTACTCGTTCGCGCCACGGTAATTTGTCGGCCGGCGTATCCCACGGCGCGCCTTCGTGCGCTGCAGTCTTGCGCGTGCTGCAACAACCAAACTTTTTACAAACACATGTCGCGGGGCAGGTGCACGTTCCAGAACAACTGCAGTCGTAAGTTGTTTTATCGTCAGATGCGGCTTTTAGCTCGCCGCGACCAGACGCAGCATCAAATTTGCTTACGGCATTATTACCAAGAACTCGGCGGCGGCGGCAAGCAACTGTAATGTGAAACGCGTGGTCGCCGTTCGGTAACGGTGATAGGCCGTAACTTTTGCGGAGCGCGGTCAGCGCGGGGCTAACAACTTGCACAGCCCAGACGCGGCTAATACCGTCTACGTTGCTGACTGGTATTTCCTTTACAGGCCCGAGCCCGTAGTTGAACATTTGCCCGCGTTCATTAATCTTGTCCGCACCGATAGCCGCTACCTCATCGGCCGTAAGCACCGAGATATGCGCATTTAACGCGTCTTCAGCCACCCCGGGGACGTTCATTAGGCCTGCAATCGGGAGCTCAGCGCCGGGCGCGGTTAACGCCGAAAACAGACCGCGCACGAAAGCGTTCGGCACTGACAGCAGCAGCCAGCCGCTTTTAGACAGGTACAGGCGGCCGGCAAGATGATAGTTTGTAGCGGCAGTTTTGCAATTAAGCGCTACACAGCCGTGCGCGTGTCCGCGCGCGTAGAAAACTTCCTGCAGTTCAGGAGATAGCGGCTGTAAAAAAGATATACCATCCATACTCACTCCAGCTGCCCGACTAGGATTTGAACCTAGAACCTAAGCATTAACAGTGCTCCGCGCTACCGTTGCGCCATCGGGCAGAATTAAGCAGCTGTATTGTTCCGGGTGCTGTAATTAAAATCGTGCGTTTGGATGTCTTTGGATTGGCTACTAACGTCCGCACTGGCTGCAAAAAGCAAACCCAGCGCGCAAACAGCGGCTAAAAACCACGCTAAAAGGCTAAGCCGGTAGCGCTGATCAATCGTCATTGTTGCGGAGTGTGTCATCGCGATCTCGCTCGTGGTGAATAATTACTTTAATTCCAGCGCCAGACAAGATAGAAATTAAAATGTCAGTAACGGTTGATCCGCCCATGCCAGCTAATACGCATATCCCAATCAAGCCACTTACATTTTCGGCGTTTCGGTAGTTTTGATACCACAAAAGTGCGACGGCTAAGCCGAGAAACCCGGCGTTTAACATCGCGCTTATTAACGCCAGTTTAGAGAGTTTTCGAGCGAAACGCAAAAATGTCGCTAGCCCGGCGAAAGCCGCTACACCGAACGCGCTGGCAAATACAGCTAGCGAATGAGAATATTCGTCTAACACGTTGCTACCTAGTAAGTTATGTAAAATTTGTGTGTGTATTTGTTGTAAGCTCCTGTGATCCCCTCCACAGGCCCGGACCTCGTCGAAACGAGGCATGCAATGACTTTCTAAGGCGTAAACTCAACCTCGTGCGGCATTCATTGCTCCACCAACCGTGAGCGCGGCCAAAGCCTGACCACGGATTCCTGTCAGCCCGTAAAACATCCCTGTTGTACGAACTGCTTCCCTAACCAGTCGGCCACCACGACTAACTTACAACATGTCAAGTTTAACAGAAATTTACAAAATTTTTGCGGCAATCAAACAGCCCCTGGCAACTGCGTGAAGCGGATCCGCTGCATGCCTAACTTCTTTAACGGCCAGCGGAAACCCATTTGCAGCCAATTTTTCGGCAAGTAATTTAACAAAACCCGCAGCTTTTGATGTTCCGCCCGCTACGGCAATAGGTAGCGGAGCTTTGAACTTCGGTAGCAACTTGTGCCCGGTTAGCGCCGCGGCAAGTTGCTTTGTGGTGTAGTCAATCAGCCGTTCGTAATACGCCGACACAGCAGCCAAAATGTGATTTTCGTTTGGCTCGCCTACTTGAAACACGCCGTGCTCTTTTTCCGCCTGCACAACGCTATCCGGCTCGTTAACAGCTACGGCCGACATTCGATCAACCCAGTCGCCGGATTTGGTTGTCGAAAACATTACAGTAGGCTCGCCGCTAAGCATTACGCAGACATTTACCATACCGGCACCAAAAGATAAGCCAATACCGGTGTAATCGTCGTTTTCAAATTCTGAGTAGCACAGCGCCTCAGCTTCGTTAATAGCCCGCGCAAGATAGCCGGCCCCGGCCAAAATAAGCTTAACGACGTCTTCGTGGTACCCGACGTCAAAATCCGTGTCTTCTTGATCTACAGGCTGCGCCGGAATACAGAACACGATCTTTTCGTCCGCCTCGTCGGCTTTACCCACGACTTCTTGCAGAATAAAAGCTAGTATGCGTTTTGCGTCTTTTTCTTTAGGGCTAACAACTCCGCGATACATCGGACGTTTGGCCGAGTCATTGCGCTCAACGGCTTTCTCGATTGCGTCCTGCCCGAGCAGAATAAAGGTACCGTCCTCGTCTTTTACAAATATTTTGCCGGCGAGCCCCTTTTCAATCATTTTGGTAGCGACTGGCGTGGTTGGCTTAATTGCGTAAAACGCGTCGCGAAAGTCTTTGTAGTCCACGTTTCCCTCTGCGCCGTCTTTCGCGAGGACAATGAACGATGTACCAACGTCTAAACCTTTTGCCATATTATTTGCCCTTTAACTGAGCGAGTTTAGAAACCGAGGTTTGAATATCATCCTGTGTTGTCGTAGTTTTGCCAATAGCGGTATCTTGCATTTTAGCTAAACCGTCCGTCCGAATTGTCGTTACGTATTTAGTGTCGTCAATGTTTACAGCTGCTTTTATTGCTGCTGAAGTTTTAGCAGCCTTTAGAAAGCTAGCGGGCTGTTGTGTATTAGATTGCAACGCGCCAGCTATTTTGTCTACGCGCCCAACAAGATAACCAGCGACAAAACTACCCAAAATGCCTAAAAATACGATAAGGTTTATTGTCATGGTTTAGACCATCCTTTGTGGTTTTTTCGCGAGCCTCGATGCACGCAGCACATGTGAGCGTGATCTAAGTTATTTTTGCGACAAAACGCTCTTAAATTGTGCACAGTCTTTGAGTTACCAGCAGGATCTAAAAATTTAAAAGTTTTGGCTTGCTGGGCTTGCGCCATAGCTGCACCAAGTCTTTGTGGTTGCCCTCTGCGGTCATAGACAAACGCGTGAATGCCGGCGCATGCGGCCGCCGACTTCTTACCGCCAAGTGAGCCCCATTGGCGCCGCTCATCTGTTGTCGCGTATATGCGGCCGCCAATATTGCGGTTTATGCAGATCGCGGGCCCGACGTGACTAGCCTCTAAAGCTTCTCTAATTAACGTATTTTCCCGTTCAGCAAGTCGCCGTAAACTAGTGCGAGAAACAGCCCGATATTCTGCGTGCAGCACGACTTTTAAGGCGTCTGCCTGATATTCGGCGTTTTTTGCGTCGTTGTACTGCGCGAACGTAACCAATGAGCCAAAATACTCAACGTCCGCTGCAGGGGTCACGTCGGTTATGCGTGACCCGTAGTAAAATTTGTAATCCAGTGCGGGATACAAAATAACGTAAACATAATGCCAGCGCTTTTCCATACACTGAGTCCTTTCAGTGCTGTAGGCGCGGCTAGGCCAAACTAACCGCTAGTATTAATTTAACCTTTTACGGGGCGGTTTCAGAAGCTAATTTGGCGTCCAGTATTAGTAATTCAGGCGCCCAAATGGCTGCTGGGTCTACAGCGCCGGGCGCAAACACGGGCAACGTCTCAGTAATAGACTGCCGAGATTTAATGTTGTCTAGAACTGTTTGACTGGCGTCGCCGACAAACTCCGGCAAGTCATCAATCCATATGTCAATTTTTATGTTGCGCGCTTCGGCGACAGCGCGCTTTGGCTTGTGATTGGAAAAAATAGTGCCGAGGATAAGTTCTGCCGTTTGCGCGCCAATAACGTCGGCGAGCTGGGCATGGTTCTCTGGCGTATCGTGTCGCGCAGTGATAACCCACACACGATGACCCCGCATAACGCAGAGCCGAACAAAAAGCCGCCAAAACTCAATATCAGCCGTAAACGTGCAGTCAAAATCAAGAGCAATAACCAGCGTCCTATGCGGCGTCATTTTTTAGGCTCGTATTCCAAGTTGTCCATATACCGAGAGATAATGCGCGCTACATCGTCAACCTCGATCATAAACATGCACTGCGCAATCCATTGCCCGTCTTCAAGCATGACGGGCGACAGGCATAAGCTCTTATCTTTGTCGTCGCCGTCGCCTAATGGGATAACGCGACTTTTCCAGCAGCCGCCTTGATCGCAGCAAGGCAGCATGCCGCACGTGTGTAAAAATTGCTGGTCCGGCCCTTGCTCCCAGTGTGCCGGTTCACGGCCACCGGCAATGACAATACTCGCGCGAGACTTGCGATTAAATCGGGGGTGCGGCGGGACAGCATACGATAAATGCATAGGAAAGCTAACGCCGCTGATAACCCCGAAACTATGATAAACAAGACGAATAAGCTGCCGCGTGTCCGTCTTTCCGATCATGTTAATTACGTTTTTGCCGACTAGCGTTGGATGAATGTGTTCGTTTGCACCTACCTGCACGAACCATACGTCAAGGAATTTGTCCACAAGTTCTTGATACCGATAAAACGCCCAAGCTTTAGCGGTAAAATCTTGTTTGTGTCCCGCGTTGATTATCCAATACGGCACGTCTCGCCCAACAATCTCGTGTACCGCAGACAGCCAAGATTGCTCAACGGCTGTAATGTTAATTAAACTGTGAAACCGTGTCGGTTTAATTGTCACGCCAAGGCGCTCGGCTAAGAACTCTCCGAAGGCTGTCGAAAACCTTACCGGATGCGTGTTGCTGCGGTGAATAGCAGGATAATCGCACCGCATCACTGTGACCTCTGGATCTGCGTCATCCAGCGGCGTGATAAATTTGCAGCCGTCAAATATCTCGCGCGCGGGTGTGCGCACATCAGTAATAAACTTGCCCGGATTGGATTCGTGCAAGCTCGCGATGGCATACATCAGCATCACAATATCACCGGGACTTTGGTGATTTTTTAGAATCAGTTTTTGCGGCGTTGTCATGTTAACGCGTAAGTACTACCTGATGTCCGGCAAATAAAATACGCCACCCATTGTTCAGCAGCCACGGCACGGCTTTAGCGCCCTTGCCACTGCACTTCGCGCCTTCGTACAGCGTGTCGTCAAATACAATCAGACCCCCGGGCGCTACCTTATCAGCGCAGAGCTGCGCTTCCGCGAGGCCGTGCTCTTCATGGCCGGCGAGGTATGTGTCCATGCTGTCGAGATAGAACAGATCTACTGGCTCATCTATTTCTTGCAGCGCGACCAGCGAGTCGGCGCACTTGGTTGTGACTGCGTGGAGGTTATTGCAAATACGGGCGGCATACGCGCTGTGCTCAAGGCTTAAATCGATGCTGAGCAGCCGGCCTTTTAGGCGTTGCGCAAATAACCCGAATAAAAACGTCGAGTACCCGGCGCCGGCCCAGTCGTTGTCAGAACGTATACAGCCCGTCTCTACCATGACGGGTGGGCGACAACGGGCGACCAAATGGTCGAAGATCAGGCCAAAACTCAAGTGGCGGTCGACAAGCACTTTGGGCGCGTGCGCCACGCCTACTACGCCGCCATTGCACTTTTTTGTGCAAAGCTGCAGCTGTACATCATGCGCCTGATTTTCTTCAATCCAGCGCGGCGGGGCGAGCATAAGCTGCGCTGCTTGCGCCACGTACTCCGCAGTAATCTCAGGCTGCGGCACAGTGTTGTACACATGCGCGCTGGCCGTATTTAATTCAACCTGATTGCGGACAATGTTTACGCAATTTTTGCGCGGAATAGCGTAATTTGCCGGATTGTGGCCGAACCACACGCCCAACGACGGCGCGTCAATCATGCCGGCCAGATGATACGGACCGCTATCTACGCCAATCACTAAATCGGCAAGGCCGATCAGCCCAACAAGCGCGTCGAGGCCGATAAGTTTACGCTCGTAATGATACAAGATGTTCCGTGAGCGCGCAGAGTGAAACCACGATGTTCTGTGATCCCAATCTAGAAAGATAACTGAGCCGGTCGTGTTTGACAGCAAGATGCGCGCGATGTCGCTGGCCATGTCCGGCGACATGTTTTTCTCCGACGACGACGTGTTGCCCTGCGAGTGAATTAACGTAATCGGGCGCTGCAGATCGGCCACAATTGGCGCCACACGTTCGGAGTAAGATTTAAACGCCAGCAAGTCGCGATTTTCAAGATACTCGTCCCAAAGCTCAGTGGTGGCTTTGACGCGCGGGGGCATCGGCAAACTGCAAAAATTTCGCCGGATTTTATTCTCAACCAAAAAGTCATCCGGACCTAACGCGCGGTGTCGGTTAGGCTCGTACCACGGATGCGGGCGAGCCGTCCCGTTCTCTGTGGTTAGTTGCGTCGGAACGCCGACGGCCTCGAAGACCGCGCGTTTGTTTTTTGCGCACACAACCACCAGATCAACGCCGCGGCGTCGATACAGCAGCACTTGGTGCGCAAAATTTGCGCAATCTCCGAGGCCGTGATGAAACGCTACGTAAAATGGCTCAGACATGTTTACAGCGCGTCAGGGTCGAGTGCGCCGACAGCCGCGCCCGAAAAGATCCGCACTGTGTACTGTTCACCGTTTACCTGCACGCCATCCTTAGTAGAAATGATCGCGCTTTTAGTAATTTCCATAGCACGCGTCAAAGTAATCAGCTGCTCATTGAACGCTTTTTGCAGAAGAGCTAGTAACAGGCCTTCTGGCGCTGCTGTCTCGGGATTGCCGAAGTTTGAGCCGCTACCAGTTTCAGACGGGCGGTACGTTAACTCCGCTGCGGCGCCAGTTCCGGCAATAGCCGCGTTTCCGCCGAACAACGTTGTGATATCTACGATATAGTCCATAGCCATAAAAAAGCTCCTTTAAAGGTACAATCAATTTACAAACACACAGAAAATAACGCAACCTATGCGGATGGGGAGGGATTCAAACCCCCGGAACAAGTTAAAGTTCGTCTGTTTTCAAGACCGGCGCATTAAACCACTCTGCCACCCATCCAAGTTAAACAGGCTGGACCGTTGGCAGCAGGACCGCTCGCGTCCTGCTTGTGCTCGTGTTGCGTAGGGGCGAAAGGGGCGGTCGGACACCGTTAGAACCCAGCAACCAACGTCCGGCACAGCGGCTTATCCGACGCCGTGCAATTCCAGCTGTATGTGTACAGCCGGAACCAACAAGAATCACTCGCGCGCGCCGCCAAAATTAGGGAGATGCGTCGCACTACGCGCCATCCTTGTTGCTCTCCTGAAACTCCTTAATCAAGCAAGAATTCGTTTAATTCGATCTAAATCTTGCCGGCTGTCCTCGATTTGTTTTTCCAAAAATATCTCAATCCATTTCAGGTCTGCTGCCGTAAGCCCGACTGGCTGAGGACCGCCGTCAGCTGTAGTCAGCGTAACTACCGGTACGCTATCTAACGAGGCAATTAAAGCTGTGTAATTCTCTACGACCTCTGTTTCTATTAGCAGCGCGTATGACATAGTGTACTCAATGTTTTCATACACCGGGAAGGCCTTGGAGCCGAGCGATAGCGAGGCTCCAAGGCCTAATAATAGGTCTTGAAACTGCTTTACGTGCTCGAGCTCGCTCTTGGCCTGCTCAAACAAAAACTCGCTGTACTCTTGCGCGTGCAAACCAATAACAGCGCTAGCGTGGTAAAGATAAAAACCTAAATGCTTGCGTTCTTGCTCAAGGGCGTCGTTTAACTTCTGCAGTAACTCGACTGACATGGTTACCTCGGGGCGGCGGCGTGGTTGTGCCAGGCAATCTTTACAGAGCGCCAAGTGTAACGACACTTACACAAGTGTGCAATACTAGAGGCGGTTCAAAATCTGAGTAATTAGCGGATGGCGCACAACGTCACTGTTGGCGAACTCCATCATGCCTACCCCGTCTAATTCCTGCAGTTTTTTCTGCACTTCACTTAACGCACAATAATCGTAATGCGCTTTATTAAATATATCGCTTTGTTCAGGATCGCCCGTCACGATTACTTTGGTATTCTCGCCAAAACGGCTGAGAAACAGCTTTAATTGCGTGTACGTCGCGTTCTGCGCTTCGTCAAAGATACAGACGGCGTCGTGAAACGTGCGGCCACGCATGTAGCACAACGGTGCCAGCATAATTGAGCGGTTAACGAACTCCCGGGCGGCGGATTGCTTGCCTAGAAGCAAATCCATTGTGTCGTAAAGCGGCTGCATGTACGGGTTTACTTTGTCGCCAAACGTGCCCGGAAGAAAGCCAAGTTTCTCGCCGGCCTCGACGATAGGTCGCGTAAGCACGATCTTGTTACGCGTGCCCGCGAGAATCTCATTAATGGCGTACGCCATTGCCAGAAACGTTTTGCCGGAGCCAGCTGAGCCGAGCAAAAACGTAATGTGATTTTTCTCAATTAACTTTAGCGCCTCATGCTGCGCTTTAGTGCGCGGCTTAACTTCTATCGGCGCAATAATAGCTTGCTGCGTTTTTTCTTTTTTTTCTTGTCGTGTAGTTTTTCGTTGCGCGCTGCGGGTCGATTTGTACGCTGATCGTTTGGGCTTAACCATAAAACGTCCTTGTTCTAAGTATTAGCTATTGCGCGATACATTACCGCACTTTCGGTGGCGTTGCCGGTTTTGCTGGCGCGGCGAGGGAGGTCGGCTGGCGACGAGCGTTGATGGCCGCCTGCTTTATTGCCTGCTGCTTAAAACTGTGGTCCCACCAAGCCTTCATGCCAGCAGCGTCCAGCGTAGCGGGGTTCTGCATATGACTGGGCTTTTTGGCAGGAGTGCCAGTGGCTACGCTCGTCGCCGGGCGGGGAGCTGCCTTAAACGGTGACGGCGCTGGCGCTGGCGTTAAAGACGGCGGGTCAATATCGGTGGACGGAAGCACCCTTGGGCGCGCGACGGTCGGCTGTAGAGGCGCCGGGCGCAAATAATTGTGCCGCGCCCCGACGGTTGTTTGAAATGGCGTCATCTTTTTCCCGGGCTGCACTGAGCCTTTATTAACGTAAAGGTTGTACAACTGCTGGTCAGTAGCTTTTGGGTTATAGGCTATTCCGTGCTGTTTAAACGCCGCTTCCGCATAAGCGCGGTCAAATGGTGTCTTACTAAACTGCGGCTGCGCCGGTTGTTGCGGGGCGGCTTGAGGCGGACACACGCCGCCCGGGCACGCAACCTGCACTGCTTTTTTCTCAATCTTTTTCTTCTTTTTCTTGCCGCCAATCGGGCGGCAGGAGTCGTTGCTGTAAGGCTTCTTGCCCGGCACAGGCTCGTAACCAGACCAGCAACGCGCAGCTTTACGCATAACGTGCAGGCTAGTTTTTTTCCAGCCGCGGTTGGCTAGCTGCTGCGCTTCAAATTTAGCGCGTTCTGGTGTGCCGGGAGCGCCAAAGTAACGCGCACTCCATGTTCCGGGTTTAGCTGCTTCGGGAGAAAGTCCGAGCGTGCGGGCGGCGAAAGTATCCCACCCAGGTTCTTGTAACCGCTCTTTTGCCAACGTATTAAAATTTTGATTTACGTGTTGGGCAGCGTTGTTATACATGTAATTAGGATCCTCTGAATCAGCCATAAACTTTTCAGCCGTTGCGCTAAAGTTAGCGTAAGGCCCAACTTCTTCACGCACTTTTGCAAGCTCTGCTTTAGCTGCGTCTGGGCCTTGCTTAGAAGCCGCTTCAAGCCTGCCGCGGATATCAGCTTCGTTAGGTGCTTTGCCGCCGAGCGCGCCAATTACACTTCCAATACCGCTGTTAGCAGCCTCAGCCGCTTCTTGGCCAAACAAGCCGCCACTAGCGCCGGCTAACCCCGCCGCGCCAATACCGAGCGCCCCCAGTAACATACCGGCTCCGCTGCCGCCTAACACTCCGAGAAGCGCTAACGGTACGCCAATGGCAAAAGCCATCTGCCCGGCAGTTCCTAAACCTTCCCACATCTGAGTAATTTGCCCAAACTCGCGCGGACTGTTGGCGCCGGCCCCGCCTGTGGCATCGTTAACAAAATTGCCGAGCGCAGGCTGCATATATTCTTTTTCAAACGCTTGCGCCTCTGGCGTCTTTTCGCCTCTTGCAAACGCGGCGGCAGCTGTTTGCGTCGGCGCGTCAAGGTTTAACGTGCTAGCGTAATCAGTGATAAGCGTTTCGCGCGCTTTCGGGTCCGTTGTAGTTTTAAGCTTAGCCTGCAGGTCAGTAGCCGCGGCGGTTTGCTGCTCTGGCGTAAGTTGCGGCTTATCAGCAACTGGAGCCGCTGTACCGGCACCTGTAGCAGCTACGCCGCCCGCACCACCAGCGGCATAAGGCAGGCGCTCTTTGTCCGCCGCCGGTGCCGCTGTGGGTGGTGTAGCCGGCGGCGGCACTACCGGTTTTGGATTAGCGCCAACAGCGTCAACTGCTAGCGTATTAAACTGCGCTTGCAGCTCGGGGCTAAGTTTTGCGACATCATCCATCGAACTAATGTTATTATTGGCTAAGAACGTTTCAAATTGGCTTGGCGGCTTATCAGCAACTGGAGCCGCGGTACCAGCACCTGTTGCAGCTACGCCGCCCGGACCACCCGCGGCGTAAGGCAGCCGCTCTTTATTTGCAATCGGAGCTGCGGAGGCGGGCAGCGGTGATGGCGCTAAATCTGCCTGCGGCTGATTAGAGCCTGGAAAAATATAGTTACCAACCGCGCGGGAAACATCGGCGGTGGCGTTCAACGCCGTCGGCATCGGGAACATTAGGGTGCCAGCAACTGGATTTGATGTTAACGGTACTCCTGTATTTTCTTCAATTTGTTGTGCGCCTTGATGCAATGCAAAGTTGCCCGTGCCCACGTAGCCCATGTTAGGGCCGGCAGTTCCAGTTAAACGCCGCCATCGATCAAAAATAGCTTTAGCCGGATTTCCGCCAGCAGCGGCAGGGGCAGGAGCAGGCGCCGAAGGCGCTGGCACACCGCCTGCAGCCGGAACAGGCGCAGGAGCAGAAGCCGGCGCTGGAGTTGGAGCGGGTTTGGGCGCGGGCGCTGGAGTTGGCGCTATCTTTGGCGCCGGTGCCTGCGCGTTTGGAGAGTTATACAGTAATTTATTAAGAGCCTCTGGGTCGCCACTCTTTCGCGCGGCGTCAATAGCTGCGCGCTGTTTAGGAGAAATCAAAGGAACGTTCGGAAACCGAAGCGCTGGTTTTGCCGTTGTCGCGGCAGCGTCAACAACTGGCGCTGCAGCATTAACGACAGGTGTTACGGCCTTTGCTGCTGGCTTTGCGGCTGTTGCGGCTGCATCAACAACTGGCGTTACAGCTTTAGCCGCAGGCTTTGCTGCGCCTCTGAAAGCTGTAACTGCGTTTCCCGCAAGAGTTCCAAGCGCGGCCAAGGCATTAGCAGATTGTTTTACAGTGTCCAGTTTATCTGCGCGGGCCAGCGCCAAATTAACTAAAGCTTTTGCGTATTCGCGATGCAGGATCTCAGTCGCTAATTTCTTCTGCGCCATTTGGTACATCCTTGTCTGGCTGGCCAGCACGAACGACGTCCTTGTCGCTGTGGTGCGTGCTGAACTCAAACATCATCGACTCTTCAAGCCCATGAAACTTGTGCCACATTCCCGGCGGAATATGGAAGGCCATATCAGGCGTCAGTATCAACTGTGCGGCGGCGTTTACGTCTTCGTCCCATCCGTAGGTTAAAAGCACTTTGCCGCGCTCTAGATACATCACCTCGTCTTTAACTTTGTGGTAGTGAAAGCTGCACTCTTTGCTTTTTTCAATAAACAGCTTTTTGCCGCAATAGCGCCCGTTCCAAATCCAATCTTCGTAGCCCCACTTCTTTTCAACGTATACGCGTTGCTCAGCGTTAACTACAAACCGTTTTTGGTTGACGCCCACGATATGGCTCCTCAGTACAAGTATACAGAAAATGACGTACGCGACGTATTACAGCACAAAAAAGCAATTTAGAAAATAGCAAACAACGTAAAACACCGCATACCAATAAAAAACCGCAGAAGTTTTGCTTCTGCGGTTTTCGTTGTGTCAGCGCTAGTTTAAACGCGTCAGACTTGGCCGGGCATTTTTGATTTGCCGTCAAGCGAGCCTGCGTCGCCAAGCTCTTCAACAGGGTTACTCTTTTTTGGCTTAAATGAGTCAACAAGCCTGAAGCTTTGCGGTGCTTTTGGATTCAAATCTGGATATTGATTGCCTGCGGGCAATTGTCCGCTGACTACCGGCTTTGCGGCTAAAAGCTTTGCCAGTTCTGGGCCAGCAGCGTAGCCGCCAGCGCCGCCAGCAAGAGCGGCAAGAATAGCCGGCATATAGGAGCCGTCGCCGCGCTCTTCGTCTTCCTTTGAGCGCATAAGCTTCTGGATCCCCATCGCGCCAAGGCCGGCTGCCGTAGCGCCACCAGCAGCGCCCATAACTTCCGGCGTCATGTACTGCGACAGAGCCGAAAAGTCAGGAAGCATGCTTTCGCCTGCGGCGATCTTTTGCGTAAACCGGCGTAAAACCTGTACGTCTTTAGCACTCATAATAATACTCCAATTGGTCGGTAACTGGTTTAATTCTAACTATTTGCGGGACTAACCGCAACGCCCGCCTTCGCAGCAGGTCTCTAAAATCATATGGCATTTTGGGCAGACTAATTTGCCCCTAATTTCAATAGCTTTTACGCAACACAGCGGGCACATAACAACCTCACTTTTCGCTGCAGCGAAAAACCACGGAATATCGGTGCCCCGGAACCGGCAAAATAGAGTGCAACCAAATATACCGAATTTCCCCGCGTATCTGCACTAAGCTTCTTCGCGGGAGCTCCACGTCAAACGTAATATTTTCTCGTTCAAACCGCATGATCGCGGCAGACTCAAGGCTCAGTACCGTAATTATGGCGCCAGAGTTTTTACTGTCAACGTGGGGCTGAATAGTTTGGCCGTGCTCGTATTCGTTAATTGACACAGAGTCGGGCTTAGTGAGCAGTAGGTTGTGCGCCAACAGCCGCTCTGAGTAATCGTCCAAATAGTCGGGCACGTACTTAGCCTGCATAAACGAATTGTACGGAATGTTCGAGCCAAAGCGTTGAACGTTCGAGCGGCCAGCGGTTTTTAATTGCTTTTTGCGCTCGGTGTTATTGAGCGTAGCGATAAGCGCAGCTTCTTCTTCTACCGTAATAAAATCTGCGTAGAGGCTTATCCCGATGTTTTCGCGTCCTGTGACAAGTTGCTGCATGCGGTCACCTCAGTGCTTCCAGCTTTGTACTTGGGAATGTACGGGCAGTTTTTACATTTGTGTCCGCAACACCGGCCGTACTTCAAAAGCTGTTCGGCAGTGAGCGGTTTTGTCATTTTTTAAATTTGACCACAAGATACGTTCCAAGAAATGCGCCGGCGGCTAGCGGTAGGATATAAACTGGATTTCTTGAGTACGTCATGACGCCAAGCGCGGCCAACGTATAAATTCCCGAAGTCATGGTTGCCGCCACGACCGGCTGCCTATTGTTTACAGCAATAATATACCATGCGTAGAGTACATCAATTACAACGTACACGCAAAAAATAGTAAACGCAGTCTGCAGGTCAAAGTCTTTCATAGTACAGACTGCATAAAACTACGTTCGTACGCCGAATACACCTCGCTGTACGCGACGCCCCACGCCGGGTCATGCGCAAGTTTATTGAACAGCTCATCGGTGGGGGCAGCGTCCAGCATGTGGTTCCACGCCCGCGCGTGCGCCCACTCGTGGACTAGCACGTCCATGGCGCGGGCCTCGTCCAGCGAGGTGTCAATTTGAATAAGAAATTTTTTACCTTGTTTCCAACAACGGCCTTCAAGTCTTTTATTTAACTTTATGCGGCGGACTGATATGGGGTATGCGGGCGGGACCGCCGCCCGAAGCGCCTTAATCAGGTTTTTGTAAGTCTTGAAATTGGCCATTCCTTGGCTCCTTATCCCGCAGCCTTTGCGGTTAGTCAGTGTCGCACAGTATGTACTTTGGGGGTAGAGCTATTTTACGGAAACGGCCTCCTTCTCAGTCGTCAGCATTAGGGTCTGAACCGACTAGGAAATCTCGGAGCTTTTCGTAAGTTGTCCGCTTATCGTCTGGCTCGTCTTTAAATTCTTTTTCAGCTATTACTTTGTGTTTCTTTGGCGAAAGGTATTTTTGATACGCCAACCCCGGGATTGGCGTGCCAACATATAATCGGGGGGCGCGATTTCCAAACGTCATGCTTGTGCCCGGAATAATTTTTTTCAGTGTGAGGCTAGGCCCGCCAAGTGATAAATTAAGCGCCATATTCTCGTTTACTGGAAAACGTTTGTACCAACGAAAACCAGCCTGCTTGCCGAACGCCACAAGTTCTGCGCTGCATTTACATCGCCATTTGCGTAGTGATTTGTTAATGCGCGAGTCAGGATCGTTAGCGGTACTGGCGCCGGTGTTCACCCGCTTCATGCCGCACATGCGGGAACAAAACGAATTCTGCCGATCTGCCCGTTCGCCGGTCGGTTTGCTTTCTGTAACAGGCGCTTTTAAATTTCCCCCGGTTGCGCGCTCGTAACTTTTTCGGCCCTTTTCATTAAGACCGCCCTCTTCGTTCTTGCCCGCTGAGCGCTGCCAAGCCGGCGTTCCGCCGGCTTCTTTTTGATTTTTGCCCTCTGCTGTATCCGCAAAACACTCGTCGTCGCTGTCTAAATCTTCGGGGTCCGGGGGCAGTGAAAGCTGCATGCTGGTAAGCGCAGCTAATGCTTCATTACCCGCAGCGCGTTTGCCAAACTCAAGCGCGGCTGTCTTTTTAGTGCCCATCTCGCGCAGCAACTCTCGGAAACGTTCGTTGAGCTTTTCTTTTTCGTTAGATAGTCTTTCCAAGATCTCGTCTCCTGTGCGTTCGCGGCGGTGGCCCATTAGCTTGCCCAGCCAGCTCGGCTCTTCTGACTTTGAGATAAACCGCTGCACACGTACGTCTTTAAGTTCTTCTGGTAAATCGTCGTGGCTGTCAAAGCGCAGACCACGGCCACGCGCCTGCTGTGTGCGGCTTTCATGCCAATGCGGGTCCAAGAGCTGAATCAAGTTAGTGCCCTTTGTAGACAAGCCTTCGGCGCCAGCAGGGCCAATTAACAGTGCGCGGAGCTTGCCGGCGTTATAATCCGAAAGCGCCCTCTGTCGCGCTTTCATTGGGACGCCGCCGTGAAACACGCCGTACGGCACATTAAATTTATCTAGTGCTGCGGCATAAGGCTCTACACCTGCGCCAATATGATTTGAGTAAATAATCGCTTTTTTGCGCGGATCAGAGTCGAGCATTTCTTGTAACTTGGAATAGGCGTTTTGAAGCTTTCCAGACTGCTGAAATGACTTAAATGCGTCGTTATCTTGGCGGAATGGCCGAGTGCTCACCGAGTTCTGCCGCAAGCCAGTTAAAAAGCTATTGAGCTTTGCCAACTCGTCTTTGCTCAGCGGAAACTCGCGGTCTAGTTTCCAGAGAAAACCCGGCGGAATCTTTGTACGCAGCGCTTTCTGAATCTTCTGCTGCGAACCAGACATCGGGACTTCAATCTTCTCTTCGTTGACGTTCACGCCCTCAGGAGTTTTGCTGGCTTGGTAATCAACGCGACCCTCAAGCAAGCTGCGCAACTCCGCCTCGTTTTTAATAACAGGCTTTACGCCGGGCTTTACACCGCCAAGAAAATTAAACAAACCCGGGTGCACGGTCTTGTAACCAATAAACTTCTTCTCAAACTCTTGCGGGGAAATATTCTTTCGCGCAACAATCGAAATAAGATTAGCAAGGTCCGTCGGCGAGTTCGTGATGGGCGAGCCGGTCAGCAGTAAGACGCGCTTGGCTTGGTTAGCAGCCTCGCGGGCAGCTTGAGCCGCAGATCCCCCGGGGTTTCTAAGCCTGTGCGCTTCGTCCATAATGAGCGTCTGCGGAGCGCCCTTAAACTTCTTGCCCATTCCAAGCGCTGTATAGCTCAAGATCTCGGGGCTTGAGCCGGTCGTGAATTTCTCGACTTCTTTCTGGAAGTTCCCCCGCAAACTTGCCGGGGCTACGATTCCATAGTCGTCCTGATATTTCTTTTTAGCAGCTTCGGCAGCAGCAAGGGCCGAGAGAGATTTTCCAGAACCTAACCCGTGATACAAAATCATCCGCGGGTTTTCGTCGTTTACGGCATCTTGAATGCGCTCTTGATGCGGCTGAAGATTAACTTCGGGAAGCAGAGCGGATTGCTTGGTTAGCTCGCCAAACCGCTTGCGTAATGATTCTTTGTCAGCAAACTGTTCGATGTTTTTCATATGATCGACCAGCTTCACAATATGCGCTTTTGTTGGCGTAACGTCATTCGGAACAGCCCAGCCAAGATTAGGGTCTGTTGCTGGTGGCGGTGAATACTTATCAGATGCGTATTCGTAAACGTGGCCCTCGGGGAGCAGCTCGTTGTCTTTGTGGATAAGAAGCTTTGGATTCTCACCACCCACAACAGCCATACCGCGGCGATCCTTAGCCAAAGCGTATAGCGCAGCCCAATTTATATTGTCAGCCCCGTAAACTCCCGCGCCACCCATGTTCGGCTGAGTGGCTTTGAGCGACGTTAAGCCGGGCGTAGTTGAGCCGTGGTAGAACGTCTTTTGCGCCGCCACTTTCTCTGCTACATACTTCTGCATAGCTTTTGTTTTGTATGTATCAAGCATCTCGTCTACTGCACCATTTCGCGGCTCGTTAGTGACCAATTTCGCAGGGTCGATTCCCCAATTACGTAACGCCCAGCCGCGCCTTGGAGTTGGGTTTTTAGCAAATGGCTTACCATGGCGCGCTTTAAAACTCAGCCAACGCTTAATCTGCCGGGTGTCTTCCTCAGGAATCCTACGGCCAGACGAATACCGCTTGTACCACTGCGCCCAGCCCTTTGGGTCGTGCTCTGACACCCATTCGGGCTTCCATTCGCCCAGACTAGCTAACCTTGGCCCTTGGCCCCTGTACAGCGAGTCATACACGCCCAGAGCTTCAAGCTGTTCGGGTGTGTAATCAGGCTGGAACTTGGCCGCGGTGTCAGTGGGTTGTTCATCCATTGCCCGGCCCTAAAACAGTTTCTTTATTGCCTTGTAAACTGCAAATATACCAAATCCGGCCGAAACTAACCCAAGATAGCGCGGCCACGTATAAACCCCGGTAAACCAGTGCACGCCTAAAAAAACAGCTAAACAGCCAATAAGTACAGCCATCCATAAATTAAGCCAATACACGCTAAATGATAAAACCAGCGCCAACGGGCCGCACAGGTGGGTAAAAATAAATAACCATACAACTAACAGGGCAAGGCTTTCCATAAGTCTATTTTTCTAGTGTGTGAAGGTGGGGGCTCAGCGTTAACCGACTTTGAATGCTGAGCTCATGCAACTCGATTTGCGAGTTAATCCAGTCATAATACAGGCTCACGCGCGTATGGCCGGATTCTGTATGATACCGGCTGTCTGGTTTTTTTCCGATATCACACATGACAAACGAGTGAATGCCGGCTAGTTTGTTACCGAGAAAAAGGCCGCCGCCTGAGTCTCCTGAGCAAATTAAATACTCAAGCTCAGTTCGGTTTTGCTGGCTAGGGGTAAGAATAAGCGCAGGGCCGCGGGCTAGCTCTATTTTATTGCTGCCCGCGCGCCGTTTTTCGTCATCAGCGTTTGGGCCCGTTAAGAATGTGCCGTTTGAGCCATAGCCGGCCAAGCTGCAAATCTGGTCTTGCTCGTCAAAGTCTTTATAGAGTTCTGGATAAAACGCTAATTTCATATCATCGGCGATATAGCACAGCGCTATGTCGTGCAGGCCCAAAATTTGAGGCTCTGGCGTATAGTCTGCGTGAATAATCTGCTTTGCAACCGCGACCGTACGGCCGTCGTCAAACATTAGTACCGCTTCGTCGGCTTCATAAAGCACGTGCGCGGCTGTAATTGCCCAATTGGGCCGTATGAGCACCGCAGACGCAAAAGCCGTCGTGCGGCCATTTTTGCGGGGATAGATAGCCCGCAAACGAGCGACGCAATTAAATTTTGCGCCATAAGCAAGATATTTAGTATCTGGAGTGTTGGGGTCGCGGGTGCCTGAGTAACTTGGGGCTGGTAGAAGAAGCGTAATACCCAAAATTAAAGATAGCAATAGATTGACGCGTCGCATGTTCGCCTCCTTGCGGCTGAGTGCTGCGTTATAAAATGTGCATAGTATCCCCCGGCGTTAACTCATAGTTTATCGAAAAGAGGCGCGATGGCTGCTATTTGTGTTTAAGCTCTAATTGCGGCGCACCAGCTTCATTCATAAACTGCATGCTTTTTGGTTCTGTAAACCTAAACCGCTGGCTTACCCACGGATGCTCTTCAGTAAGCACGTTGTCCCAGAAAAGCCGGCCGAGCAAGCTGCCAATAAAAGACGTATTTGTTTGGTCTTTTGAATAGCCGGGCAGCTCTGCTTGCGCGCCATACCACTTTGGATTCAAAACTTTTCGGCCGGTGATCGCGTCCCAGATGTATTTCTTCTCGTTAGAAGTTGGCGTAACGTCCCACCGATCAAGCACGCGGCCTTCAAGATTTTTACCGTCTGGCTTTGTCGCAAGCAGCTGATCGCCAAGCAGCGTACTAGAACCAAACAAGCCAAAATCTGATGTAGTGACTCCGCTAGAGCCGCTATTCATATTGGCTATAGAACTTTGTGGAGACACCAGCATTTCATTCCTATGTTGCATTGATGCGCCGTGCTCGTCTTTGGTTTTCCACGGCAAATTGGTTGGCATAAACAAATTATTCAAGCGCCGCAGATAATCCGGTGACTTCTCGTTAAGCGAGTAATAGTCTGGGCCTTTGCCGCCTTTATTTTTCTGCCAGTAATCTGCCCCCGCGTCACTATGCACGCCAAAAGACCGCCGAGTAAGTTCACGGCGCGATTGCACAACGTCGTCAAGTACATCTTTGTTCCCGCCCAACGCTGGCAAAAGTGCCTTGAGCTCTTCGGGGTCGTAGGCCGGCTTGTCTGCAAAAAACGCGCGACCAAATTGCGCAAAAGATTTAGGCGTTAAATCAGCGCTGCCGTACCCAGCCGGAATTTTAACGTTAGAGATATACCGACGCGCGCGGTCACCGACAACATTTGCGCCCACGCCACCGATTGCCGCGCCCGTAAGAATACGCCGCAATGCTGTCGGCAACTTTTTCTTGTCTTTAGGCGTCGGAGAAAGCATGTCATAAAGCGCGCCACCACCAGCTCCCGCAGCAGCTCCAAGCAGAATATCCTTGGTATGCACGCCCGGCAGCTGCGCTTTAATGCTCTGCCAGTCTGCAGCTTTTAAAAGTTTCTTGCGCTGCTGGTCTTCCTGATGCCGTTTATACAGCAGCATTAAGCCCAGTGCGCCGACGCCTGCAAGCGGCACGCCAGCAGCCAAATAACCCTTTGGGATATTGGAGTATGGCGTGTACGTGTTCGTAAACCCCGGCTCAGTGTTTGCACTTAGCGTGGGGTCTGTCTGTGCAATTTGTGCCGCGTCGTCAACGGTGAAGTCTGCCATGAAAAAAGCTTCCTAATGTGTGAGCCGCTTTTTCAGCCTTCTTCGTCGCTACCGTCTTGTTTCTTTTTCTTCTTCTTGCTCATAAGGTGATACGCCAGCGCGGATAACCCAGCAGCGCCAAGCCCAGCACCGCCAATTGCGCCCCACGGCAAGTCAGCTAAACCAGCCATAGCGCTTGGCGCGTCAGCTTTAGGGGCGTCAGCTTTAGGGGCGTCAGCTTTAGGGGCGTCAGCTTTAGGGGCGTCAGCTTTAGGGGCGGCGGGTTTGGTGCCACGTGGGAATGGCGTCATACCCGGCTTATCGGGGCCGGTAAAAAGCTCAGGGCCGAGCGTGCTGGCCGCATAAGCGCCCTCGCCTATTGCTTTACCGGCGCTAAGCCGCGCGTTGTTTACCGCAGATGCGCCCGAGCTTATTGCGTTACCGGCACTACTCGCAGCACTACGGCCGGCGTTAAGTAACGACGCCAGCAGCGTGAGTTTTTCCGGAACAAGGTCGAGTTTCTGCCCCCCGACTGGCGGCATTCGCGACGGTGCTTGCCCGGGCGCATACTCAGAAGCGTACGGCGACATTTTTGCCGGCATTTGATCTAGCAGATTAGATCGCACCGGCCGACTCGAGGACGGCGCAACATTACCTGTTAAATTCTCTAAATCATATGCGACCTTCCAGCCAAACGCGTAAGCGCTTTTTTGGCCAGAGTTATGAATGTCTTTTTCAGCGTGCTCGGTCTCTTCGGTAGCTTCTACGCCGCCGTTAGCTTTTGAAATAGCCTCGTCGGCGTCCATGGCTTGCATCGGGCCAGTTTGATACACGCCGCGGTCATAATTCTTGTACATGCCCGAATCACACGGAACGCACTTGCTCTTAGCTTCTTTTTTGGCTTTTTCCTTGTATTCGCTGTCGCTGCTGTTAAATAGCTCGGCGCTCGGCTTCTCGCCCGCAGCTTCAGCCCGCATCAGCGCGTTGTTAAAGCTCTCGTGGTCGGGCAGCTTCTTTTTAGTCTCGTCTTTTGGGGCCCGTTCGTAGAAGTCCACGCGGTTTGCGACCTTGCGGCCAAAATTAGCCGCGCCAGATTTCACAGGAAGCCGAGGAGGCGGCGGAGGAGGCATAGCCGGCGAAGGGTTGCCCGCACCAGCACGACGCGCGGCAAATTCCCGAAATTGCGGACCCATGACCTGCTGCAGTTCTTGAGGAGTACCGCCGCCAGCGTTAAGACGAGCTCGCATAGCCGAGTCCGCGTTTTGTTGCGTTGCGCGGGTGACCACGGGAGCTCGACTAGTCGGCAGAGTATATCCTAGGCCAGCGTCATTCATGCGCTTCATTTCAGCCATTTCAGTTGGCGTTAATTTGGGTGGCGTCGCAGGAGTGGCCGCAGGAGTGGCCGCAGGAGGTTTGGGCGCAAGAGGTTTGGGCGCAAGAGGTTTGGGCGGAGCAGGCATAGGCGGAGCAGGCATTTTCGGGACAGCGCGAGGAACAGCTGCCGCATTAGACGTATTACCAACAGCCTTTGCTGCCGGATTTGCTGCGCCTGTGAAGCCTTTAAAGGCTTTTCCGGCCATAGCCCCGAGCGCGCCAAAGGCATTAGCAGCAGCTTTCTCTTCCTTGTAGCACGACCCGCCAGATTTACGGCACGAGCAAGAATTAGAGCACTTGCATGTCGTCACTGTATCACCGCAGCCGCACGAACAGGGTTTTGCAGCAGATTTCTCGGCGCTAATTGCTGTAACTTTTTTCCAATTTTTAGCGTCGGGGTAGTCTTTATCACCGGGTTTGGCTGCTTGTCCTCCGCGCTGTTTCTTAGCGCGAATGTTTGCCCATAAGCCGCCGGCAGCTTGTTTTCCAAAATTAGTAGCGTCGCTCATGCTTAACTCCTGTGCTCTGTTTATTGTGCGGCATTTAAAAAGCTGTTACCCATTTGGCCAACACCAGATGCAGTGTCGACGTTATTTATTGTAGCGAGCGTCTTTGCGCCGCGACTTACATTTGACATGTTTTGAAGGCCAGAACCAAAGCGCCCAGTTCCAAGCGCGGCGTAACCTAAACCAGCTTTTGCGGGATTTGCTAACGCTTGAGCCGCGGCCATTGCGCCGTATCCGACAGTACTAGCTACTTGCGATGAATTTCTAACTGCTGGCGAAACGCTTGGGTCGTTCTGCGCGCGCTCCATTTGATTCCATGCGTTTTGCGTTTGGTAATTTGTGTCGCCGCCCAAACCGCCGTAAACGTCTTGTGCGCCATTGAGGGCAAATTCACCGGACGCGTCTATGCCGTCGCTAATGCCGGCCGTAAACCCATCAGATGTGTTCATGCTTTTTGGCGTGACAGCGTTCCACATGCTGTTCCCTGCGGCCATGACAGAACCACCGAGCGCGCCAACACCTCCCGCGACAGTCGATAGAATACCGGTGCTTACCCGACCAGAGTTTGCCGACATATTGTTTGCTAGGTTAGACCACGACGGAGTTTTGCCGATATAACCATTGCCGCCAGAATATGTCGGGGGCGGTGATTTTGGCATAGGCGGTAAAGACATCCCCGAGCCACTGGTCATAAGTTTATTTTGGGCCGGTGCCGAAGAATTCCCCAGCGATAGCGTCGAAAGATTGTCGGCTATGCTTTTGCCAAACTTATACGCTGCTGTTTTTTCTTGTTTGCGCTGGCGAGCTTCGGGGTCATGCTCGAGTTCTTCGTTGATCCGGTGAATTACTGGCAATGAGAGTAATCCGCCTCCAATAATTCCAGAGATCGGAAGACCGAGCTGGGCGAGCGCTTCAGAATTTCCAGTAAGTTTGTATTTGTCAGAAACGTGATTCGCAGCATATTGACCAAGATTTCGGCCTAAGCCGGTTGTCGCGCCAGCAAAACCACCTATGCCAGCTCCGCCCAATAGGTATTTCAGCAACTTCCCCTTTGGAGCGTGTGCGCCACCTAAAGCAGCGCCAAAAAGCGCGGCCGCCACGCTCGCCGCTAACGGGTCTGAAAAGTGACCCCTATACGGTTGTACACCTGCGGGGGTGTTTTCTACAGTCGGCGCAGAATTTTCAAGCATAGCACACTCCGAATATATGCTGATTTTAACTCAGTGTATGCGAAAAAACTAGCAAACTCAAAAAGCACCAAAATAACGATTTGCTTTGTTTTCTGGAATTTATAAACCAGGGACTCCTCTACCCCACCCCCCTTGTTTTTAAAAAAACACTTCATTGAGGTGTACCCCGGGGCAGGCTAGGCCTAGGCTGTATTAGGCTTTATACATGTAAGCTCTGATAGCAAAAGAAAAGCGCACAGGGCTTGGGCGTTACCCCATGCGCTTTCTTTCGTAGGCATTACCCGCGAGTAACGCCTACTCGGATCACTTGGTCTCAACGGGGGCTTGCGCCACCACAGAGACCGTCGGCGCTTCGGTGCTCTGCTGAGAAGCAGAGCCGAATGTGCTCGTGACCGCGCTGTATGCGCGGCCGTCGATCGACTGCGCGCCGCCGTAGAGCGCCAAGGGCGGGCGGACCGTCACGCCGTAGAGCGACTGCCAGAACGTCGGGGGGACGCCCTGCTTCGCCCGCTCAACGGCCAAGTCGGCCTCGAGGATCGCCTCCCCAGCCGATGCTGAGGCCTTCACGGCGGCCGCGGTTATCGTCGCGGTGGCCGACGAGGCCAGCAGCGCCATCAAGACCAGCATCGGCCACGCCAGCTGCACACTAGCCACGAGATCGTCCTTGATGACGAACACTGCCTTCGAGAGGGCGGTGAGGTTGAACTTGAACATGGTATCGTCTCCTGCTAGCTTAGGGTGCTAGTCCCCGGGGGAGAATATGGCGAGGATGAATACCCTCGGAACACCATAATCTTCCTTATTTCATATGCCGTGTATTTGGCCTGTATTTAGCCCAATGCTAGCTTTCGGGCTAATAACCCTAGTATTACGCGTGCTTATACTCCCTTATACTCCCTTATACTCCTAGTATTAGCCCAAGTAATGCCAGAGAGATATCCCAGAGATATATCCCTAAGCTCTGATATCAAAAAAAAGAGCAGCGCCGAAGCCTGCTCTAGTCCACTTTCGTCACACGGCTGGATACCGCGCCAGAGAAACCAAGTCGCGCGCTGACTAGGATCTCTGGTGTGCATGTCACAATACGGCGCGATCAGGCGTCGTATCGTTTGGCTCATCTCTCAGTCCAGCTGCAAACGGGCAGCTTTGCCACGGATCTTGCACGCTACAGATCCGTCGGGGCGAGAGAGTCAGTGCTTTTAATATGGGGCCCTACTGACAAGCCCTTTAAACGCCTGAACCCAGCCTCGCCCTACGCACTTGGGTGTTCGACAAGTGCGCAAGGGGCTGGGTCCGGAGGCGAGCCTATGAGGAGAGCATAAGCTCCCTCATAGTATATGCCAGTATTTCGGCTTTTTTTTAGGTATTAGGAGTTTACTGGTGGTGGGGCCAGAAACGCTAGAAAATATCTCTAAATATATCTCTCTAGGTATTTTATCACGACATGCGCTTGATACCAAAGCTAGATATCCCACCTTCGAGTCCGTGCATATTCCCGGCGCCCCCAAGGGCGTTATTCCCAGTCAAATTCTGAGTAGCGCTAGGCTTGCCGTTTTCCATAGTTAGCGGACCCTGTTTCCCAATCGGATCAGTCCGGGCACTTCGACCAGCGGCTACGTTGCTGTTCAATCTTGTGTTCGCTGGAGGAGGAGAACTAGCCATGCCTGGATAGCTCGCAACCGGGGTATTATTCGGGGTTTGCTGCCCATTTCCGCTCGGATGGCCCAAGGGTAGTGGGTTTTGAGCCATTTGGCGCTGCAATTTCAGGGTATTAACACCGCGGGAAAGTTCTGGGATATTTAATCCATCAGTTTTTTGCTGGGAAGAGAAGCGATAGGGGTCGGGAGCTGAAATTTGGGCCGTTCCACGATCTAGCCCACGATCTAGCCCACGAGCCGGGTCCAATATTCCACGTGCTGGGTCCAGTATTCCACGCGCCACATTCCGCGCTTTATCCTTTGCTGCCATATTCGCCTGGATCATCGCCTGCACGTTTTTCCCGGGTTTCATCACCGCACTAGCTTTCTGCCACGCTAAGCCTAATTCCTTCAGTATCGGCGCAATTTCTGCATTCGCAGGGATCGCCGAAGCCGAAGAACACTTGCTCGAGATCCCAAATAATCTCTCTACAGGATCTTGGTTTTTATTACTTACTGACAAAGACTTATCATCGTCTTTATTTCCAAGAACAGAACCCGCAGACATTACTTGCTCTTCGCCGGCTGAAACTGGCTGACTGCTATGAGGAACAGCTACGTAATTTAGAATAGAGTTGGAAACCTTAGTATTTACTGGGGTATTACGCTGTTTTACTCGACCTACAAAGATATCATTAGGGAATTTACCCATATACCTAGAAGCTTTGACTATTTCCAAGATACCCTGCTTTATTACTTGTTCTTTGCTTACAGGGTCGTCAGAATGCTGGTTTTTGTTATTATGCGCATACATTGGCAAGCCCTTATTTGATTCGGGGTATTCCTGCGCCCACCGCTTAGCGAGTTCAGGGTGTTTGGAGAATAAATATCTACGTTGCTTTTCTGAACGAAAAGGCATAATTGAGTTCTTTTCTACAAAGATATTTTATGTGTTATTCGGCCGGGCGTCGTACTCAGCCTGCGGGTTATAGATCTCCAATTCGCCGTCTGGAGAGAGCCGTGGGTGCTCGGTGTGCTTAGGGCGGCCTTGGATCTTGAGCTGGGCTGGGCGAGCAATAGCATGCCTGTACGTCCCACCTGAGCGCCCTGGGGCAGCCATGTTAGGCGTCATAGGAGGAATAAGCTTAGCAGTTCCACCATATGAGCGCTGCTTGGGCTGCCAGTTCTTCTCATAAGCCGTTGGGGCTGGCGGCTGAGTACTTGTTACAGCCAGCTTTATACTTCGGCCAAATTCATATGGTGTCATAAGAGAATTACCAAAGAGGTAATAAAAAGCTTCCCAAGCTGAATGCAAAGCTATTTTCGCAGAAGGCCAGTGCGCGCACAAGCATAAGCCCAGCCTGATAGCAAAAAGAAAGCGCAGAGCTAGGCTTTCGCCTAGGTGCGCTTTTCTTCTCAGGCGCGCCTTACAGCGTACCCGAGGGCGAGTCGATTACGTGGAACGGCACGACGTTCCCAGCCGGGATCGGCTCGTAGCCGTCCCGCGTGTCCATCAACAGCTCCCCCTCGGAGCCGTCGCCGTCGAGCGTGGCCCAGTACGAGCGCACTACTACGTCGTCTTTCAAAACGAGCGCTATTTCCGCCGCGACCTCGCGGCGGTTCCGCGGGCCGTAACCCGCGGACACAATCCGGCTCTCGCCGGGGATGACGGCTGCGTCCGAAAGTTCGCGGAGGAGGCCTATGGCCTGCCCATGCGAGAGCCCCGAGGCGACTACGGTCGCCTCGTACCAGTGTGCAGTTTCCTGCACACTGGCCCTGCCCTGCCTCGCCGCGACATAAAACCGAGTCGACCCAGCCCAAATCGTGTACATGGTAACTCTCCTTCTAGCTTAGGGTGCTAGTCCCCGGGGGAGAATATAGCGAGGATGAATACCC